TTATATATTATATTTTTTCGACACGTAATAAGCCAAGGAGGCGACAGAATAAATTGCAGCGCAATCATCTGAACCATTATAATCCAATATCCCATCCATAAACTCATTGTATTGCGGGATCTCATCATAGTCTGCACGAAACATCACATTATTTTTGATAAAATCCAGAAAAGCAGATACCCTAGCATCTGTTCCCATATTTTTATGCATAATTCTGACATCATATCTATCCCTTAAGCCCCGTGCTATGGGGAAATAATTTTTCTCACTTTCAAACAACACTTCCACAGGAGATATGCCCTCTAAAAATGACAGGAGAACAGTCTCATCAAATGATCCTGTATATGTCACATTATCTATATATATTCCCTCATTTACATAGCACGAAACGATAATGAACTTTCCGGCATATTCGGGAAGAACATATACAAGTCTTGTCCCCTGAATATTTTTAGACATATCAAAATATCTCATATCTTTATTTTCCTGTTTAATTTTACTTCGTTTCCTTTTCAAAGAGAAACGAGTATATTCATCCTTGAATACCCATACAGTAATATATCGCAGACAATCCACCAAGTGACCGTATCTCTCATAAGACTGTCCTGTAATCTTATCCTTTACTCTTTTTTTCAGCACCCCTCCATTAACGTCCTTCTTGGCATTGTTATAATCGACTATCGAGTTTTTACATCCATCATCTACCGAAAATGACATACCCGAGCCTCCATCGAGCATGTAGTTTACAAATTCACCTGACATCGGTACGGACGGGTTAGAAGCCGGTATCCTCTCCTCAACATGGTAATCGCTTTCCAGCCCTTCCACGAACTTATCAAGAAACGATCTCTTCTCTTCGTCTATAGTGTTCCCGTTTTTTGTCGAAGCATCTCCGTACAGATACAGCATATCATTATACCTTATTGATTTCAGGTAATCTACCGCCATTTTTGAAGCCTGTGTTACCGTGTTGAACGGATCACTGGCGCATATCTCGTTAAACTGCCTTATACTACTTCCATCCACCTGGAAAAATGATATTGAAATATAAGGGAGCACATTGTTATCAATTGATATATGAACCGGCATCCCTTTAATGTAGTGTGTCGTTTTTATGTGTTTGTTTGAATCAAATGCATACAGGAACTCTCCTCCTGTCTTAATGCTTCCCCATTCTCCCAATGCGTATACCCTGTAGTAATTATAATCATGATCCTTGTACCATTGGTAATTAGATATCGTCTGTCTGTCATAGTATCCATACTTCCCGTCCGGAGAACCTACTACCCAGAAGTTGTTCTTATACGAAGAATGCAGCTCTACCGTATCCGATGGATATCTTTCCATTTTTCCCGTACGCTCATTAGCTATCATTCTAGATTTATTATATCTCTTTCCTAATATCCGGCTATAATCCTTAGGTAATAAACTCCTTTTTATCGGATATCTTACTTTCCCGTACAAATCATTCGGATGCTCATCCCACTCGTATGTATCAAGGATCTTGGTTTTTATCCACGAGTCCTCTGATACTGGATTAAAGTTGCATATAATCTGTAGGCCCTCCTTTCCTCGTAGGCGGAAACGTATTTGTGTGAAATCCTCATATTCAAACTCAGTGGCCTCTTCCATCACTATCCAGCGATATCCTGTGATAGACTTTATCTTCTCGGGATCGTCCAATCCTGTAAAATCGATTTTGCAACCATTTATACAGGTTATATTATTTTCCTTTGGAGCGAAAAACTGACTCAATTGAAGAGCTTTCATTTGGGTCTTAAACTCTTCATATACCGTATTCTTAAGACTGGCTCCAACTTTTCTCACAACGAGAGCCGAACCCTCTCCGGAGAATACAGACAACAACACGGATTGTGTCGTAGATACAGATTTCCCTGATGAGGAACCACCTCTGTTTATAATATACCGGATATCCTTGTCATGCATCGCCTCACGGATATGCCAAAACAGGGGATTAAACAATTTATACGAGAACACCATCTCTATCATTGCTCGTCCCCAATTATCATGCGCACATTGGTACTGACATCACTTTTTACTGGAGCATCCCATCCAAGCATCTTGCTTATCTGTGTAATGGCGGCTATTTTGCTATATAGCCGTATCTCTACTCCATATTGAGTATTCTTAATCGATTGGATGCAACATCGGACTGGTTTTGGTATATCATTAAGAGAACGGACAATAAACGTATCTTTACTTTTTAATTGAAGATCTATAGGGTCTACATTTACCACATTTGTAAGAAAACGCAATGCATCTTCCTTCTTCATGTCAGACTTTTTTAAGATATCAGCCTGCAATTCATTTACACGGGATGCGACAGATGGATTTCTCAGCAATTCAAATGCACGCTTACTAACGACCCCATCCTTCCATCCAATACTATTAGGGTAAGCTTTCCGATATGCATCTGTAGCATTACCTGTTTCTATATAATAATGACAGAAATTTTCTCTATTTGCTACGAGTTTTTTTCCCATAAAAGTCTTTTCGTCCGAAGAACGTACCGTGCTCCTTTACACGGAAACATTATAATTCAAAGTTACAAAAAATCTGAATAAAAACAAAACTTGTCATTTAATTCATTTTCTTAAAAGTTCTTTATCATGTAAACCGTGATCACAAGCTGTCTTATAAGCTCGATCCCGTAGTTCGTTCAAATTAATATTATTCATTGTCTATTTTTTTATAATCCTTACATCCATTACGATAAAAACCACCATCATATAAATCACTGTAACCATGGTTCACTTTAAACCGAAGAGGATGGTTTAGCGCACAAAGATCACTATAGTGCTGTTTAGCTGATTCTTCAATTACTTTCTCCATCTCATCATCATCTAATACCCTTTCGTCCGGTTTAAAATTCTTGCATGTATCACAGTAACGGATAGGTTTACGTTCTCCTTTTTTCCCTGAAGGCTTTTTAAACCCTTTTAGCCAACAGCTTTCGTCTTTGATAGGGCAACATCTACAGTAATCATCAATATCGTAAAATTGACAGTAACCGTCACAGAACCATTCTCGAAACTCTGTAAGCATTTTCTCTTTTATAAGTTCTTCCTTCATTTCCTTATTCCTAATTTAATTTCTTCATCCTTGATTATTTTCCCAATCTTATCGGCTTCCTCATATCGTTCCTCCCTTATCAACTTTCTTTGCAGCTCCGAGAGCTGGTTAAGGAAAACAATATCGTTACGATCTGACACACGACGGACATATCTTTCTATATCATCCAGCTTATTCTCCATGCGTATATGCCACTTGCTTACCAAAATTAAAGTAAATGCTAGAGCACAAACATTTAATGAGGCAAGGATGAATTTAAATATTGATTCTGCTATTTCCATAATCATATAAGTTTTAATGCTTCCTGTAAACCTGCTTCAAGTGCTTCCTCGTAGCTATCCCATTCCTCTCCATCATTTGTTCCTTTATAAACAGAACTAGCCATATGAGTTCCATTGTCAGCTTTAGATATTTCGTATCCATAGCCACAAGCACAGTTATATACACATATATGAATATTTTTGGTTTCACGTAACCACTTCTGGGCAACGGATTGCGGAGGAAATTCTATATCTGTAAACATCCCTTTCTCTTTCAGCATCTTTGCTGTTTCTAATGTTACAAGTTCTTCGGTCATAATTTTATTCTCCTTTCAATTTCTTTATTAGCGCATCAGCGAAACCAAGGCTCCATTCTACTGTCATATTTAAACTAGCATTCATTACCTGTTCATGTGAATTGCTGCAAAATCCTTGCATGGCAGCTTTCGCCAATTCGTATCTACGCTGTTCCCAGTCGATAGCTGAAAAATCAAGTTCGCATTCCTTGAATACCATGTTATCACATACATATAAATAATCTCTGCTATGTTGAGAGTTGATGTTTAATTGGGGAGTTACATCCACCAAAACCCCTGTTGATTTTACTCTTGCTTTCATATTTAATATTCTGATTTAATAATAGTACCAAATGAACGATACCTATGCCAAACAATATTTCCACGTTGAATACTAGTAAGCCAATCACAAGCCTTAAATACTTGTCCTACATTATATAAAAATGGTCGTTTTTGTATTTTTCTTTTTATTCTTGCTTTCATATTTAATCGAAATACATTACTTTCTTACCTATACATACCTTGAACCTTGAAAGAGATTCACTATATTGTGTAATATTATTGGGATTATATTTGTTAACAAAACATCCAGTACGTTTATGGTATCTGACACAAGCATTTTCAGGAGATTTAGCCAATATTTCTTTCTCATCGCTAAAACTAAAAAATAAACTATCTCTATATGATACCTTATACCACTTAACTTGGTTTCTTATCTTTTTAAAATACTTTGCTTTCATTGTTCCTCCTTTGTTTTAAAATGTTCAATCAGTTCGTTTACGGTGGCCTTGTGATAACGTCCTGAAATAATGGTTGCATTATCCCAATTTTCATCCCAAAAGAACATAATGCCTTTGAGTTCTGTGAAATAATGATCATTACCAATAGAATCGCCATAAGAAACGCTAAGAATGGAATCTGCTATAAACCACTGCATGTAGTTACTATCATCCCTCAATGCAGCGATAGCCATGAATAGTTCTTCATTCGTTCCGCAATCAACACTTCCATATTTTTTCAAAGGATGCCCATTTCTTATCACATGATTCTTTTGGGATAGTAAAAAGAATATTCCATTATGACACATAATAAAATCATACTTATTATCATCATCTGCATAATATTTAGGCTTACCATGTGAATACCCCAATTCTTCCAGCCCTCTCCGAAGTTCCTGTGTATTTTTGCGTATAAAACACGGTGTTGTAAATCCCATAATTATTCCTCCTTATCTATCTTAATATCCGTTACTTTCCCACGACTGACAAAGCACTGGTCCATGTTTGGGTTTTCATAAGCTATATCGCAAATGATTTCTGAACTATCATCACACTCATTTTGTAATGAGCACTCATCACATATTCCAACGCACAATTCATGCAACACTCCGTCTATTATTATTCCGTTATTTATTTCCATAATCAAATACAATTTCTCATATATGTTTTCCTATCAATCATACCGTTTTCTGATTCTTCTACCAAGCCAAAGAATGTATTAGCATAACAAACATGCTCGTCTATCATTATACATATTCCATCAGACGGATAATATTCACATGAAACATTATCATCCCAATCTATATGTTTTTGTGCTTCTTTGGATATATCATCACAAGCAATCATATACTCTATGTATTTATTAGATGCTTTTCTTATTTTGTCAAATATATTTCCTTTCATGATTTTCATCTATACACCCATCATCTTTTATCCATTAATCGCTTCATTTAACTTTTCCTCAAACTCCGCAATGATACAATCTGCATCACCGCCATGTACCCAATTGTCCAATACAGACGAAAGAACTTCAACTGCCTTTCTAGATGTTTCGTCAACTGCCATATTGATCGCTTGATTCACTTCCTCTAACGTAAACATACTCATAATTATTCCTCCTTCTTTTTAAGGCTTATATCAATTGACAACCTATCGACAATTTCCTCCTTAATTATCTCCCTACACAAATTTCTTATCATTAAGAAATCACCGTTTTTCTTTATCTCGTCAGAAACCATACAACGAATCCACCTCTCTATATTAACATCGTCCCCATAGGTGTTATGGAAGATACGTTTAACTTCCTCTTTCACGATTGAAACTATTATATCCTTTATATCCTCTTTAGTCAACTTTAGTTCGTTATGGATATAGTTCTTTACTTCTCTGTATCTATATTTGCTCATAATCAATTCCTCATTTTAAAACATTCAACAACTCTTTAGCTCTCTTATAGGTGTCAAAGCCCTTTACATTCACCCATTCGTATGAAATACGTTTGTCTTTTCTGACTTGTACCCAATATATTATTATGGGAATACAACCGTTGCACCCTTCTCCTCGTATGATTCTGTACCTTTCCATATTAGTCCCCTTTCTCTTTAATTCGTTCAAGTACATCCCTGTTAGCTTCGAGTATATCATCGAAAGACGGGATGGGCATCCAATAGATGGGTTTACTATTATGGCATACCCACTTCCCGTTCATTACAAAAGCTACTTCGTAATAATATCTGCCCTCGTAATTAGTCCCAACCAAAACACTTTCTAACTCTTCTGGCAACCGTTCCTTAACGCTTATCCAAGGCGATTGCTTGGACTGCCATTCGGCACCTTGTCTGAATGCCTCTTTAACTAATCTCATTTCTAAGCTATCATCGTAATGGCATTCATAACAATCTTCTGCCGCTTCACGTGCCACTTCTTCTACTGTCTGTTTCATATATCTCCTTTCCACCTATCCTAGCAGCATATACATTACTACTAGGAATAGGTAATAAATTGTTGTTTTACTCATTACTAAATTATGTATTACGTTAATTGATTTAAAATCTCTCTTCGAATAATTTCCCTTGCGCTAAATCTGAATAACCCTTTCTTTTGCTCATGAAAATCCGCAATAGGTATTTCGTTGATGTAGTAATAGAAAGCTTCATAACCGTCTGCAAAGTTGCGGGCAAGAAATCCATTAGGGTGAGTGTTCATATATCTTTCAACGGCTATTATCACTCTTTGAGCATAACCGGGAAACATCTTAAACTCTAATTGCATCTGCTTGTAATTGCAGAGAGGACAGCCGACACAACCGTGACGGCTCAAATTATATGGAGCATCATAATACTTTGAATATGGTAATCCGTATTTTCGGATATAGCTCCAAACATCTTCTTCTGTCCATGTGAGGATAGGAAGAATATGCTTTGCGCCTTTCATCCATTTTCTTGTATCACACTGCTCCGGCTCATAATCTTTTCGATTTCTACTTTCGGCAGCTCTCATTCCTTCAATACTACGTTTGCCGATACCATATCTTTCTTTCAGTCTTTCACAACAGAATCGTCGGAGCCGTGAAGGAAGTCCTTTTTCTTCAACTAACTGAAAGAATGACTTTTCAGGGTGTATTATCCTCACTTGCGGATAGTGTCTCTTTATAAAGCTAATCGTGCCCGGTGGATCTACTGTGGTGTTAGCGTAGATCGCATTATACTTAATGCCTGCACGTTCAGCTAGGTCAAGTATAACTACACTATCCTTACCTCCTGAGAATCCGAGTGATAGCAGATCGTCACGTTCCATACTGCGAAGGAAGTCTATTGCTTGCTGCTCTTTCTTGTTCATTTCTAAATTAATTTTGAATTATTTTTTTATAACTACCGCCATTGTACTAATAGAAGTGCCACTCTCTTTAAACTCGCCTGCGCTGATTTCAAACACTTCTCCATGTACTTCTTTCAGCCAGTTGCGGAAATCAATACATTTCTTTTCCGAAGCAAATTTCCAGTGTTGGCTGGTTATTGCCGCAAGGGTTCCACCCTCTTCCAATCGATCATACATAAGCCTGACATGCTCTATATCCTGATTACTGGAAAACGGAGGATTTGCAATAATCTTAGTGTAACTACCTACACTGTCTTTGGTAAAGTCTTCATCAAGCAATATTACGTTGTTAAGGGTATGAAGAAATTCTCTGTTTTCCGGCATCAGCTCATAACATTCAACCATTACAGAAGGACAAGCCCGGTGGATTGCTTTTATAAGGGCGCCACGCCCGGCACTCGGCTCCAGTACCGTATCATCTTCATGTATCCCTCCGGCAAGCATAACCAGCCAGTCAGCAACATCGGCCGGAGTTTCAAAAAACTGGTAATCCTGCTGTAGGTTGCACCGTTTACCCTCTTTCAGCATGGAAAACACACGCTCCGGATTAAACGGGAATGTGAAACCCTGTATCTTCCCACCTTGCCATGAGCCGCCAGCTTCTTCTATCCACTTCTTTGCTTCGGCATAAGATTTTTTATTGAATTGAACTTGAGGAAGTTTGAGGATATTGTTCTCAAGAGTACAATGTTTCAGTATTTCTTCTACATTCCATTTTTTACCTTCGTCAGCCTGTTTCTTCTTTTCCCCAACCGGGGCGTCAGGTGCTAACAGTGAGGAAATTTTTTGAACAACCGTATTGCTCGCATTCACGAAGGTATTGACACAGGATAGCGCTTCGATCAAGAAATCGGTGTCAACATGCCCGGTATCGTCATAGATGTCTATCCCTTCGGTCATGGATGACAGTTCATTGAGCTGCGCAACACTACCATGTAACGTTTCGATTAAAATCTTTTTTTTGTTCGTCATAACTTTTCTGTAAATAAATTCTTGTTGTGTCTACACTTCCATGACCGAGAAGATCGGCCAGTTGAATAACATCTTTGTTTTTTTTCAGGAACATTTTAGCGAAAAAATGTCGGAAGGCATGCGCGTGCATCTTCTTTAAATCAATGCCGCAATGTTTCCCCCATGCTTTCAAGTGCTGGGAAAAGCCCCGCTGTGTGATCGGACCGAATCTCCCTACTGCGAAAATCCCGGTCTTACCATGTTCCTTAGCATAAGCCTTCGCTTCTTGCTGCAATTGCTTTTGGAAGAAAAAACGTCTGTACTTGTTACCCTTTCCTTTTAATGTCACTTCCCCGGATATGATGTCTTCCCACGTAAACTGCTGGAATTCCGACAGACGGGCGCCCGTTGTTCCCAAAACCTTAATAAAGAAATAGTAATCCTTATTGTTTTTTGCCTTGAGATATTCCAACAGCCGGTTATATTCCTCCTCGGTCGGCACATTGTTCACATCAAGTTTGCGCTTTATTTTGGGACGCTTCAGTTCTATAGGCTTCTTCAGCCATTTAGAGAATCTTTCGATTGCTGTAATCCGCAAACGGATGGTAGCAGGAGATAATTTTTCTTCTTCAAGACTTTTTATAAACCTCCTGCAATTATCCATGTTTACCTCATTGGCATACTCGAAATACTTCCTCATGGATGTGTAATATATATCAACTGTATGAGAAGAGTAATCATTGTTGTCAGTCAGCCATATAATGAAATCATGAAGTTGTTTCTTGTTCTTCTCCGAAATGACATCAAGTTTTTCCAAAGGTTTCACCGCCTTTTCCCTTTTTCCATATCCGATGTTGAGAAAGGATAATAGATCGCATATAGCTGAACACATTATGGAGTGACGCACCATGACATCTGCATTTTCACGCTTGTAATTCAAATAACCACGGCGGTTCACTTCTTTGGTCATCTCTAAAAAATCCGTGACATGCTTGATATATTTCCCGACAGTATCATAAGTCCTGCCTGTTGTGTATAAGTAAGAAATATAATCAGTTAATATCTTCTGCCTGTCATTATTCATAATCTTGTTTAATTAAATTATACCAATCATTGCTATCTTCAAAAAAACATCTGTATCCATTAGCCGTATGTTTGCCTCTCACTTTCCGACATATAGCACTGATCAGAGAAGGAGCCACGCCAATCATCTTACCAGCCATTTGTATCGAAGGGAATACTCCACATAATTTCTCATCCTTTATCAAAACAACGCTCTTTTTATTCATGCCTGCACCAGTCTTATGCCAAGCCCCACGTCCTTTAGACAGATTTTTTATACTTCTGGCCTTGGAACGTTTTGAATGATAAACCATTTTACGACCCTTGTTGCGAGAAACACAACCCTTTAAAAATCGTCCGGTAATAAAGTCTCTCTCAAATCGCTCAGGCGGTATATATAATTCACTCATATCTAATCAGTTTTGAACCATTTTCCTGATGTCAGGTAAATGGTAATTATTCGCAATTAAATTCTAATTGCTCTATCAGTTAACTGTTAATCAACTTCCACTAACTCACCGTTTTCCAGTCTATACCATGTATCAGCCTTGACAACCTCACCATCAACTACTACAGCCTTCCAATCAACAATATCATACGTATCATCCCTTTCCTCAGCTATGACCAAAATTGCACCTATTCCGCCTTTTACCTGAACATTTTCTCCTCTTGCTACTGACAAACCATTATATCCTGTTGAAGCCTTCCCTCTTGCCGTGGCAGCACCTCCATCACCAGCCGTGGCAGCACCTCTATCACCAGCCGTGGCAACACCTCTATAACCAGTCATAGCAGGTTTTCCCGGTTCCGCATTATACTCGTTAGTACAGCGTTCCTTGACATAAGATACAGCTGCTTTCACAAGCCCCCTTATATCAAGCTCAGCACCTATTCTTATTTTTGAAGAACAAACCTTGTCACTTTCTGAATCGTCTATTTTACCACTCTGCTCAACCTCACAAAACCTTGACCCGGCTGGCGCATAGTAACCAAAAACATCCAGAGGATAAGGACACGCATGAAAACCTTTCTCGCATGCCTTTATGTCGCCTGTTTCTTCATACTCCTTACCTACCTTATACTTAAATCCTCTACAAGATAAATCCTTATCAAATGCTTTATAAGCCTTTATTTTCTGTTCCATGATATTGTTTATTTTTCGTTATTTTGATATTGCGATAATTTTTTGTTCAAAGATCGGGCATTCTCTTCTGCCCAACAGGTGTATTCCATGAAGCCTGTAGCATGGCTTTTCGGGAATCGAATCGTATTTACGGTTATGGCACAACGGCGGCAGATGCGATGTATATTGTATTTACCTTTTACACCGTAACATACCACAGGATAACCGTCAGCAGTTTTCATGTTCCGCCTTTTTCCTTCGTTTCAGCTTTCTGATGAAAGCCTTGACCTTGTTCCTAACTAATCAGTTTTAAATATTAATCTTTTTCGATGAAAGTGTTAGTCGTGTTTATCACACCAGCAGAATCAACGCTCTTACCATCCCGGATAAACACTTTTTCTCGCATTAACTCTTCATAGTCATATAGTGACATTCCGATTACACACACACGACCATCAACATACAATTTACATTTCATTAATTCAGTTTCTTCTATCGGACCGATAACATCTATTTGAATTGTTCTTTTATTCATAATTCATTCCTTTCTAAATTAATTATTAGTTAATTGGCAGTTTCATAAAACACATCCACATAGTCTTTCCATGTCTTCCAGTAGTATGGCCGAAGAGTGGTTGCCGATTGATGGCACTCAATACTTCCCTAACTGTTATCTGATCCTCATTCCATTTGAAAATCAGAACTCCGTAGTCATCCAGAACACGAAAGCATTCATCAATTCCCTTTTTTATCACCCTTGGCCAATCTTCAGGAAGTTTACCATACTTCTTGGCCAACCAACTTTCTTTACCCACATTTAAAAGATGGGGCGGATCAAAGACTACCAGTTTAAAAGATTCATTTAGGAATGGCATATTGGTAAAATCAGATACAATATCCGGATGAACTTTCAGACTTCGACCGTCGCAAAGAGTATGCTCTTCATCTCTGATGTCAGTAAATAAGACCAAAGGGTTTTCTTTATCAAACCAAAACATCCTACTGCCGCAACAGGCATCTAATATGATTTTTGCTTCACTCATTTTATTTTTGTTTTACCTCCTTCCACTCACTTTCTATAATCACATGTTCACACTTATTACACCTATGCAAATAAGTTGGGAATGGTGCCGTTGTATAGTCCTCAACAGCTATTTCTATACTGCCACATTCCGGACATTCTATCTTTACCTCTTTGATACCGGGATAATCCCAAAAGGATAATTTGCCTTTCACGTCCTTAATTGGATTTTCGTAGAGAATAGGGTTAGCTAGTACCCAGTTATAAACTCCTTTCTCTGCCCAGATGGAAGGATGGTTTTGTACACAGTCTATTATCTCGACGCTTCCGATTATGGAGCCTGTACAAAAACTAAAATCTTTCCACTCTTTGTTTTCCGGTAATGCCAATAACTGCTCATTGGTAAGTATTGAATCATAGAAATTATCATAATTCAAAGGTTTACCGCTTGAATGAATCAGTAACCTCTGCCCTAAGTATTTCTTAGGGCAGCTCCAAGTACGGTTCTCAATGTCTTTAATACCATGGACTATCAAAGAGGCCCACGGCTGTTTTATGGTTATTGCTTTCATTTTTTATTGTTGTTCTTTAATATCTCATCAAAAGACGGAATAGGAAGCCATGCCAACACGATACTGTTTCCGTGAATCCATCTTTCCTTTGTATCTAAATTGCTGCTTCTACGAAACTTTTCTTTTTGAATATATGGTACGCCATAACGCATTGTCAAAACGAAAACTTTTTGTTCTTCTTCCGGCAACCGTTCCTTAACGCTTATCCAAGGCGATTGCTTTGACTGCCACTCTGCACCACATTGAAAATCTTCCATACTATCAGCATGACGTGAAACGTAGGTATCCGCGTCAACTTCTTTCAGAACGTCTTTTCTGAACTTCGTTTTATTAGTAGCATAATCGTATGCCGCTTCTTCTACTGTCTGTTTCATATCTTTTTCGGATTTGAATTAATAATTTGGAATTAGTTGATAGGAGATGCGGTTTCGGTAAGGTTGTCTAAATCTCTCAAGAAAACTACTACATCTTGGATAACGGGTACTCCATTCAAAGCCGAAGTGGTCAGATTGATACTATAAATATCAATACTTGGATATTTATCGGTAAGTAGCTTATTTAGTAGCGCAATAGATTTGTCATTGTAGATAACCATCCTATCTTCTATCTCAAAACCTAACCGAGACAAGTATTCTTCTTTCTTTTCTTCTCCTGCCTTTGAAACACGGGAAGCGAAAACCATTCCACTCAATGAGATTTTTGCAACGTATTCTCCAAAATAAAAGTCACTAACATGCCCAAATCCATATTCAGTCCACCAATTTCTAAATGATGATACCATAATTTTCAAACGTTCTCTAACATCTTCGTTTGAAACCTTCTCCCCAAGCTGATGACGTAATTTTCGATTTTCATCATTCAATGAGCGGATTTGTTCAGTTAATTTCTTTTGTTTCTCTGCAAGTACACCTTCATATCCCATTCGGGTAAGAAACCTATTCACATTGTGGTCTGTCAGAGAAAGGATGTTTTCTTTCATTCCTTCGGTGAGCTGCCCTTTTTCGAGCATCGTTATAGCCAATCCTAAATTTTGCTGAATTTCTTTATATTGCTTTTTCAATTCAGTTATCAGTTCTCCGTTAGAATCTTCTACAATAGCTGGCTTATCTTGCCTGTTAAAATCAAGCTGTCTTTCTTTCATTTCTTAATCAGTTATTAGTTAATTGGCAGTTTCATAAAGCACATCCATATTGTCTTGCTCTGTCTTCCAGTGGTATGCCCAAATAGAGGTTTAAACGGGATGGCAGACAAAACTTCCGAGGATTTAATCTCACTTTCATTCCATTTGAATACAAGAGTGCCGTAAGGCTTCAAGACGCGCATACACTCAGTAAATCCATCGTGTATGAGTGACTGCCAGTCTTTCGGCAGTTTTCCGTACTTTTTAGCCATCCATGAGGTTGCACCAAGTGTTTTCAGGTGCGGTGGGTCGAACACCACCATGTAGAAAGAATTGTCTTCAAATGGAAGGTTGGTGAAATCGGCTATTACATCCGGCTTTATTTCTATGATTCTTGTCTTACCCCTGTCCTTGGCCGTAAGTGTTTCCGAACGTTTGTCAACAAATAAGGCAAGAGGATTATATTTGTCAAACCAAAACATTCTACTGCCACAACAGGCATCTAATATAAGTTTTCCATTTTCCATTAAGCTATTTCTTTTGATTTCTTCAATCTCAACTTTCTCAATACTTTGCAAAGTGCTTCAGTATTTTTTCTCGCTTGTGTAACCTCCACCGCATTCCCGATAAATTTCTTTTGGTCAGCTTGTGTGCCTATTAAAACATAATCTTCAGGGAATCCCATAATCTTTTTGAGTTCCGGAATGCGAAGCATCCGCATTTTAATATCCACTATGCCATACAGTGCCATGAACTCCTTTATCTTCACGGTCATAGGACTATCATTGTTGTAGATTTCAATCGCTACCTGACCGCTTTCTGTTGCTACCAGATAAGGCGGCATCTTATCCATGCGGGCTATTAATGTGAAGCAGGGGCTATCAACAGAGCCGCCAGCACTGTTGAACTGTGGATTCATCAGATAGTGCCATTTCCTGTTTGCGGTAATGGTCTGGGAGGGTTCCTCTATACTGCTACCTACATTTGAGAATGCAGTATTCATTATCCACGGCTGGTATGTTACCAAGTTTTGTTTCGGTGTTGTGGTAACAGCGGGGCATGGCGAGTTTATATCAGACACCTGACCACCTCCAGAATATTGATTCATAAAAAATGGAGATACAAGGGAAAGTCTGTCTTTAGTCAGAAGTGTAGGACAAGGCTGATTAATATCCTTTCCTGTATCCTTAAAGTTATAAGAACACATAAATCGGCTTTCAATTAAAGCCATCCTGTCCTTCGTTGTGACCGTTGGAGCTGGAAGGTCTACCGAATGATTATGTCTATTTCCATAATAAGCAGAAACAAAAACATGGTGGTCTTTGCAGGTGATTGCACCTGCCGGTTCTTCTACAGACACATTCTTGCTTTCGGGATGTCCGCTGAACTGTTTGGAGAGGAAACTTACCTGTACCTTTGCAAAGCGGTTTTCAGTAGTCAACACTCCGCATGGTTCATCAACTGATTTGCATGTGTCTTGAGGGCGAACCGTATTGTAACGGGAAAGGAAAGCATCCTTTCCTCCGGCTACAAACTTGATAAGTCCAGCATAGATACGTTCAAGCGTTTTCTCTGCAAGAGGCTTTTCCCTGAAGATGGTAGTTCCTTCATCAGAGAAATCAAGCACATCTTTTACCGGCTTCCACTTCTCCAGCCGCGAGAACATATCTTGCCTACCACCTTTACAGTGGGTCGGTTCAGGGAATACTATCGGCAAGTTCTTTTTAGCAAAGATGCCGAAGAAGCGTTTTCTTGTGGTGTAGGCACCGAAGTCGGCAGCATTTAAGATGCGGTGCTCAAAGTTGTAACCGTACTTCTTGACATTGCGCACCCACTTTTGATAAAGCCGGCCTTTGTCCATGCTGATAGGTTTCCCATTCTCATCCATATCTCCCCATGACATAAACTCTTCTACATTTTCAATCTGAATGTAGTCAGGGTCTATAACATCAATATAACGGAAGAGATGTTCTGCCAACGTTCGGCTGTCGGCATCTCTCGGCTGACCGCCTTTGGCTTTCGAGAAGTTGGTACACTCCAAAGAAGCATGAAGCATTATCATGGCATCAGGGTATAGCTGACGGATACGTTCTACAATAGTGCTTATCGGGGAAAGTTCCAGTGTACGGATATCCTCAATAAAGTGAAGTGCATCAGGGATATTGGCATCATGTGAAAGGATGGCATTCTTGTCATGGTTCACACAGCAAACAACCTTTCCACATCTATTTCCATCCAATCGTGCTTCTTCCACACCTTCGGACAAACCGCCGGCGCCACAAAAGAGATCAATAACAAATAGTTCTATATCGGACAGACCTTCAATGGATTTTAAGATATTTTTCTGCGATTTCATAACTTCTCCTTTTTAAACAGGTGGCTGAACGCATTATCCAAATCCAAGTCTAGATTCAGTTTGGACGGGAAAGATTTAATGTATTCGTACATCTTATAAGCGAGGTTGTCATCATCACCGCATCTGTCAATCAGTGTGAGCAACATGGCGTTCACCATGTCAGAATCATTGCCGAAGTTTTCCTGAGTGGATTCGCTGCAATGATTCACATCACTTTTCAATCTCTTTATCGCGGCTATGGCTGTGTTGAAGTTTCTTTTTGAATCGTGTCTGAGTTCAAAGCCTTCTTTCTTATATTGCTGCTGCATTTCTAGAAGGTTGGTTTCTAAAACGTCCGTGAGGACAAATACGATGTTGGTTATCGTATTCAGTTTGTCTGTTCCTTGCATGATCGTGTATTTTTTAACAATTATTCTATTTGATACAAGCTATTTTAAAGCCGTACAATTAATTTTACTACATGGAAGCATCAACTACAGGCTTTCTTGTTGAAATTCTTGTCACAGGGCTGGGAATGCGGTCTATCGTCCTCTTTCTTCACCCTGTCAATCCATCTTTGAAACTTGGCAGCTACAAGAGGACAGTGGATGCGCAGGTTTCTGTCGCGTTCCGCTTCCCATTCACGTATCTTTATAAGCGTTTCGGTATTCATTGAAATAATGTTTTTTGAATTCTTGATAAAATGTACTTGTTAGCATCATTGTAGAAATTCCTGTCGATCTCAAAACCGTATGCCTTTCTTCCACATTGCGCAGCAGCCAAAAGCGTACTTCCACTTCCAGCTACAGGGTCTATAACTACATCACCCTTATCGGTGAAGATTTCAATCAGTCTACGAAGTAAGGGAATAGGTTTCTGTGTTGGATGTACTTTAGGATTATCATCATCTCTAACCCAGTCGAAGCAGTTGAATATCATCCTTCCATCATTATTGAATTTCGGTAGTTTATCTCTATATAACAACAAACCGTATTCACAATTACCAACAATCTTCATATTGGCTTTTAATACTTGTGCGGAAAAGTTCTTACGGAATACCAACGGAATGTATTTCATTAGCCCGTACTTCTTACCAAGTTCTATGAACATGAACTGCTGTTCGTATTCGCAGAATATTATCATGCAAGGGGATTTACCGGGTTTCTTCGGTTCTTTTACCATCATGTCACTGCAAAAATGCATAAACTCGGCAGGACGAAATTCATTTTCTGAATTAAAAAACTTTTTCCCAGCAAGATCGCTCTCTCCGTTTTTATTATCCCCATTTTTATACCATGAAGGATTGCTTGCATAAGCATTAGTACCCAAATTATAAGGCACATCCGCTATAATCAATTGTGCTTTAGGTAATTGATAGCTACGAAAATTTTGAAATGAATCTCTATAGAGTTCAATATCTTTCATAATTACTTCTTTAAAAAATTATTGCATATTTGCCCATATCTGTCACAAGCATACACTCTATGCCCTTTAGCCTTACAATACGCAGAATTGTCCCCGAAGTTCGAAGCATTCTTGCAATTCCGGCATTTTACATATACGGATTCCGGTTTGACTTTCTTTGCCATACTGTCAGTATTTTCACGGCTTCCTCGTCCCCGGATTCCGCCCGACGTTTCAATTCGTTGTACAAAGTCAAAGAAGAATATCCTTCAGGTGGAATAAATTTTCTGTTCTCTATTTCATCCTGCACCCTTTTTCGGTTTATCGCGTCCAGCTCATAATTCCTTTCGGAATTGAACTCCTTGAAGAAAGCATTGCCTATTCTTCTGGCATCGAAAGACGCGAATGAATTGTCATACTTCCCGGCCTTGTAGCGTGCGAAAAACAGCATCAGTTCGGAAAGCTTGTAAGCCTTGGCCTGTGAGGCAAAGGATTGGCAAAAGATTCTTATCCCGTCGGCAACGCCTTTTTCCTTGCTGTTGGAAGCCCCGAATATGCCGGACACCTGTATGTCGATCCAGTATTCGGAAGAGCCACAGCCGTAAAGCGCATCATACTGCATCAGTGAAGGGCAATCTGCCATATAAGCCCTTTCCGGGTTTTGAAGGGCATATCCCCACTGGACCGGTGAAAATACTCTTTCAACCTCAGAACGGTCTTTCCATTTGGTCAGCCAAGCCTTCTTCGAGGTCTCGCTTATGTTGTTGTAGCAAGCTAAGAGCGTAGGCGTTAGCTTCCTGTTTGTCTGTATAATTGCGCCTATTGTTGTTTCCATTGTTCCGTTGTTTTTCAAGTTCAATTTTCAGCCATCGGGCAAAATGCGATTTTGCATCTTGGGGTGATTTAACAGTTTCTCCCTCGTTTTGGAGCTTCATAAAGAACTTCTCCAAATAATCATAAAAATCAGGAGGCGCGAAATCCTTATATCCACATAAACGAGTATTCATGCAGACAGCTTCCATCCATGAACTATTCGACTTCAATTCTTCATAGCACTCATCCAACCCTCTTTCAAAAATCCCAGTCGGAATTTCTTCATACGCGCGCGGGGGAGAGAGATAATTATCTTTGTCTTTATCTTTGTCTAATGCGCGTACATTATACTGTAAGGGCTTAGGTACTACTTTAGGTTCATGGTTAGGTATAAGGTTAGGTACTACTTTAGGTTCAACTTTAGGTGTCAAATTTTGATAGCTAATCTGATACCTTGTTTTATCCCGTTGTCCTTTTCCGCCTGATTTGAATGTGATAAGACCCGCCTGAACTAATCTGTTACGTGCTGATTTCATTGAGTTGACCGACACTCCCACGTCAGATGATACCTTTGTATCACTACGCGTCCAGCTATCCACCCAGCCTAAACGATTCGCTGTTTTTAGCAAGTAAAAATAAAGCCTCGTTTCACAGCAGGTAAATTCCCAGTCTTCGTCAAGAGACCAAAACCAATTAATCAGTTCTATATAAGTCATATATCTTTCAAATAATTATCCACCACTTTAATAAACTCGTCTAATGACCGAACAACGATGTATTTGTTACCATTTGCCTCACATTCCTTTTGCCATTCTTTTTGGACCGGTCTTTGGTATTCTCCCGGCTTTTTCATTTCCACACACAAAGCTCCATAGAAACGATTGCTCTTAAGAAGTATCAGGTCTGCGACTCCGGGAAGCATACCTTCATCTTTCATATAAGCTCCGTTCCTTGCAGAACGTCTTGCCGCATTAGGAACAGCAAACAGCATATTTCTGAGATGGGGATATTTTAAACGGAAATATCTAACACAAGAACATTGTATTTTATGCTCTTCATTTTTGGGCTTACTACGGCTGCTTGCCACACAAGCCTTGGATTTCATCTCTTCGTATGTCATAATTATTATTTGTTTATGTAGTACGGCATTATTTAAATCCCCATTCTTTCATGTAGTCAATGTTTTCAGGAAATCCTTCTACCAATATAGGGCTGAGGAATATCTTATCACTTTTTAAATTTGATCCTCCCCATTCGGTGGGTGGACACTTTTCATATTCTTCTTTAGAAACTTCACTTACACAAAAATGTGTCTGAAAGCCATATCCTTGTACACTTATCCTAAATAACCGAATTTACGTAATGCCCACTCAAAAGCAATATCTCTATAAAAGTAATGTTTGGAGAATACTGCTACATATATCTTATGTGTAAAATTCCCTGTTTCTGTCAAATCCGGATTACATCTGATACAGAAATATTTAATACGTGAAAGTATTTTTTTTGCAAAATTCTCATATTTTTCACAATCCTCTTTTGAAAGAAACTCCTCCCCATCATATGCGATGTAAACAGTCTTAGTAATTTCTTTTGTTTCCATGTTATTCTTTTAATTAAAGCCCCGAAGCGTATTCTCCGGGGCACAACCATTATTTACTAACCCTTGCCATTGATGTGTGGCTCACATTTATGAGGGATAAGCAGGAGTCGAACCTACACAAGTATCGTCTGATTTCTCGCTTTCGTCCGTAGATTGGCTATCCTACGATCTTTAAACTACTCAACAAATGTATTACTCTCAGCTACGGTCTTGATGACTTCCATTTCTATGTACACTTGAAATTTCCATTCATTTAGTCTTAGCACCCTATGACCATTTTATCCCATGTTTGCCCACCCTATCTTCACAGACCGGGAAGGCATAAAGTTTATAAGAAAATAAATCTAAAATTATCCTCACCGTTAGGTTCTTCGCCCGGCATATCATTACCGAAATCCATCGGAATGAACCAATCTGAAATAAACTCTTCCATAACTAAATCAAATCAATTATTTTGGTTTTAACAATCGCATCCAATCTCATATCAGACAAACCTTGTGAAAGGTGTTGTTCCATCAAAGTGTTTGCCTCCTTTAAATCCTTTGCGCAAACCAAATTATAGTATTTCAATTCTTTCTCATTGCCGTTCTCATCAATCTGAGTATCTACAATGGTAGCCTTGAAGAATGGCTTGTCTTCTGTCTTTTCGTTGATTATCTCAATGATGTTTGAACGTGAAATGGAGAAGACATCAGATTCCATATTATCGGATGCGTACTGTTCAAGCCCTTTGGCTTCCGCTTCTGCAAAAAGTGAGCAGTCTGTAATGAAGTGTTCTTTTACTTCTTTTTCAAGACCGTCCTTGTTAGGTTTCATCACCTTTAACTTTACCTCGTAATACATATCATTCCTCCTTTGTCTTGTTACGTTCCTTAATCATTGCATCAGCTATTTGGTAAGCTGATTTAGCCTGTCCTTTATAGTAGTAGTTTGTAACACTAACTTCTTTGGACGGGAAAAACAATGTGACAATCCTGTTCCATAAAGTTCTCCTGCGTTTTGCTGTCATCATCATGCACTTCATTGCTTCAAGCGCAATATGATCGCGCGAAATATTCGATTCCATAATTTTATTGCTTTAATTGATTAATAATTTGTCTTTTGATTTTCTTGTACAGCTTCCCGACAAAACGTCCATGCTTCTCTGTTCCGTCATCGGGCAACTCGTTTTTATAAATATGAAGAAGTAACTGGATGAGAAGCACTTCTTGTTTTGTCAAAGTAAGTTTCATGATAATAACCTAAAGGAGCGATTCTATATCGCAAAGTTCAGCATATATCAACATCAGCCATACTATTATTTGTAACAGGATAGCCATATAATTATCACTGTCATTCTTATAAAACAATTTATCAAGAAAGATATTGCCATAATGATAAAGGCACTAATTCGTATAATCATTGTTTCAGATATGAAATTTGTTTTGTTCGACCTCTATCTCCATCAACTGAATCAAACGTTCTTCGTCTGGAGATGGGATATATATGCCACATTGGGCACTCGAAAAATTCCGAAACCGCTCAATAGTTAGGCTCATCTCCGCGCTGTCAAGATCAGAAGAACTTCGTAGATACTTTATCCGACCCAAAAACTTGTCTTCTCTCTCACGGACGAAAGTGTCTTTGTTGCAGAGAATCTTGTAATAGTTCCGCTTTACATATTCCATCGTTTCACCGATTTGGCAACCGAAATAAGCAAGGCAGACATGAAGGTATTTGTTCTGATTTAAAGATCTTTGCGGTTTCTTTTCCGTCAATTCAAACACCTTCTGTTCCTTTATCAACTTCTCCAGCTTCGCTCTTGCCTGCTGGACGTGGAGAGGATTAGAGCCATCGTACTTCATCAGAAGGGCAAATCTAGATCATTATCCGACACGCTAGGAGCATTATTTATATCCTCTGGGGTGGGTGATGTATTCTGAGGTATAAACTCTTTGAGGTCCCCGCAGATATAGTTCCTTCCTTCTACCCGTTCCTCCTTTTTAGGGGAACAAGTGATGAAATGCGTATGCCCAAACTGGGATTTCTCTCTGCGCTCGATAACAGCCACATTCACATAGATTCTTTCAACTCCATCTTTACACTTAATTTTCTTCATCTGCTCACGAGGTATATCAGAGAGACAGATAGAACCACTTAAAATTGCCATAATTAATTTTCTATTTTTTCTTTTAATAAATACTTGGTTAAATCTCTGTATTCTACCCACTCTAAAAAAGAGTGTAATAGATTCATATTATCCTGCTCCATACCATCATAACGATAACATGTAATAGCAGGCTCATAGCGTTTCAATGGAAGTCCTCTGACATCATATCCATGCTTATCTTTGTCGTATCCTTCAAAGATGAACAAGTCAAAGTGAAACACGTCTAAATTGAATAGCTGGAGATAAAATCGCCATTGGCAAGAATTGATGTAATCGGCATCGGTAGGATAAGAATATTTAGTCTTAATGTCCCTGATCTCCACACCATTCACCATATCGGCACATCCTGTTATAATAGCATCTCCAAAATCCTTATACAGTCTTATCTCATGAAAAGCATTCGGGTATTCGTTACGATAGGAAAGCGCGGTCTTGCATTGTGCAATATCCATAATCACTTTATCACCTTCAATGTCAAAGGATCTACCACAAGGAACAGGCTCTTTTTGTTCTTTATTATAATGGAGGAAGGTACGTTCTCCTGCATCTACTTTATCACATTTCGGTGTACCTTCTTCCACTATTTTATGAAATGCCTGTCCAATTTTTGTATACACATTACCCGTGAACTTGCCTGTTATACTGTCAATAACGGATTGCTCCGTTATCTCATAGTTGGCATAATCGCTTTGCTCTATGTACTTTCGGAATGCTTCTAAAATTGTTACGCGAATTAGCGGTATCATACTTTCACGAATAACTTTTTATCTTGATCGAAAGTGAATCCTTTTGCTGCAAGACTCTTCTGCATCTCAGAAAAGAAGGGTACTCGCATAATTTTAGGTAATAGTTTTGTAGCCTCCATCAAGGCAAGAATATCTTCATCGGTCATTGCGGCGGCAAGCTGTTCACGTATTGCCGCAAGCTGTTCATTAGCTTTTGCTTGTGCTTCTCCTTTTCCTTGAATTGATATCTTCACTTTCGATATAATGTCAGACATACATGTATCAAACTCGGTTGTTCCATAATCAGGTATTACCACAGTTCCAAGTCCTGCTACATTTTTGCCTACAAAATTATCCAACGGTGCAAATGAAATAGAACGCTTCCCATTTTGTATGAATACATATCCAACTTGGTCAGCTATCCTGACAAGCAGGTCTTTTGATTGCCCTGTGCAATCCGGAGAGTGCTTTATCACATCACCGTCTGCCGTTTCCTTGTCATGGCATATAAAAACAATGTCAGAACCATTCGAGCGAAGAAAGTTGACGAACTCTTTAAAGTCCTCGCCCATCTGCCCAAACCGTTTTAAAGTATTCGTTTTCAATTTATAATTATTGTCAATAGCATATTGACTCAGATAATCGTCTATCATTGATTTGGCTGTATCGACAACTATTGTTTTGTAATCTTTCATAGATTCACGTTCTGAATCAATATCTTTCCAACATTTAGCCATTATGGTATCACAACGTTGTACTGCGCGGTCTGCCCCCCTGTCGCAATCTATCAATAAAGGATTATCCGCTGTTGTAGCTACTGAGGTTTTCCCACTTCCGGGTACTCCATATAATACAATAATTACAGGACGCTCCGGTAAAACATCATTTTTCTTAACTATAGGCATAATATTTAAATTTTAAAATGTTCGCTTTTACCAACACAAAAAAGGCAGGTCCGCAGTCCTTACAAAGTTCCGCTTCCTGCCATGATATCTTTCCACTTCTTCAAGTTCGTTTTCTAGAGAATCGATTTCTTCATTAAGCAAGGATATATACTTGCCCTTACATTCAGCATTGAATGTGAGCCTTACCGATTCCTCACTCATTGACTGGACTATATCAAGCTCTGAATAAAGCTTTTCCAATTCATCGCTTATCTGGCTTATAGTTCTCATACCTTTTCAAGAAATTGGATCGGCAATGAGCATACACCTTTCATATTAGGATATTTGACATCAGCATATCCGTTAGCGATATAAACTATTGTACCTGTCAACGTATCACCTATCTCACGTACTTTATCACCTTTCTTCATAACCATTTATTTTAAGTTTATCTAATTATTGTGGCAATGGTTTCCAAAAATCAATGTCCCATGCCCGGTTAGTATTTCCACATATCCAAATGTTCTTCTTATGCTCACTATCGAATACCAACATCCCGGTATTCACAAATTTCCCGGAACTCTTTACAAACACTCTTGTGTCTAATGGTGGAGGATCTTTTTCTGCATTCCTCCATTTCATGGATTCCAAAACAAATTGAGCACCTTTTTCAAAATCCACTGATGCTGTTCTTTTGTGCGTAATTCCATGTATGCCATTTGCATACTCTCTGGCTTTCTCCTTTATTATATTTATATCCATAACTTAACTTGTTTCCAATTAAAAAACTCCTGCTATCTTCACAGACTACAGGAGCAAAACCTAAACGACTTAATCTATCACTTATGATAACTTACAGCCACCGTCAGCGGAATCGGACCGCCATACTATCCGTTAAATGAAAGTAGAGATTAGAACAGATAATTATTTATGTTTATTACCTTAGACAGTACCAACCATGGACGGTGAAATTCCGTACCTATATTCACATACCGGCACGGACAGACAGCAAAAACTTTATGAAAATAACAAAAAAACTAGATGAAAAAATCATTCATATTCCTTTAACTCTCTGTATGTCATTACCACCAATCTCACACACAATAATGAGATAATGGAAAATATAATCACCGATACGGATTTTATAGGACTTTCCGTAACTATCGCACCATAAATCATTCCTAAGGAACATAGGGTGGCAAATATAGACAGGATAAAATTAGCTGTTTTCATAATATGCATTTTTATATTGTTCCCCTCAACGGCTTAAACCGGTTGTTACCCCGAATCTTACGGGAGGGGATATATTTATTTGTCTGCTGAAATACAAGCCAATTGTTTCTTTAGATAACTTATACGATCACATTCCATATCACATATTTGACTACCTTGTTTTTGGTTGTGAGGATAATGCTTACATTTCCCCCTTTGAAAACAAGGACATAACTGCCGGTACACTATCACAGTTCTTTCTTCTATCTCCTTGCATGCAATACTAATAGCTTCCAGCGCGTCAGCTTTAAAAATCAACGGTTCTACCGGATTACCAAGCTGGTAGCATTTATTATTTATAAAATCGGTTGCTTTGCTCATTTTTTATTTATCTAATAAGTATTTATTTACATCTTGTTTAGAGAAATACAACAGTTTACCCTTTTTAGTATATGGGATAGTACCATCATGAACGCGTTTTCTTAAAGCCCCTTGAGATATTCCTAGATATTCTGCGCATCTAGCAGAATTCATTACAGAATCATTCTGTTTTCCCGTCACTTCTGCAAATCTTTCCGTGAGCATATTCATTTCTGTTCTTGTCATCATAACCTTTGAATATTTATATTTTCACTCTGATAATGGATTCTGCACCACCATAATTCTTTATCGCCTCTTCCCTTATTCTTACTGCAAGTTCAGTGTTGATAATGTACTTTAATGCTCTGCGTACTGTTTCACCGCTAACCCCGAAATGAGATGCGATGTGTTTCTGTGCACCTTGTGGAACGATTATCCGTGGGATTTCTTTGGTTCTTCCTATTTTATTCATATATTTGTATATTAATTATTGCCGTTGCGAAATAAAACTGTATTCAGTTCGTTTTCACATTGCAAATGTAGTATCAATTAATGATACTACAAAAGATTAAAGTATCTTTTTGTGATACTATTTGCTATTTATACATTATTCTAAATAACACAATATATAAAATACTGAATATAAGAAAGATAAAATTACTCGATAAAAAAAGGAGGTGCTATGATTGACATTCAACATTCAAACGAACGCAACTTTTGTGGGGCTATAACTCCTAAGGAAAAGGATAAAATAATGAAAGCAATCCTTGATATGGCGGGCCCATGAAAGAAAAACATTCTGTTTTACTCCTAATGATGTTCCCAATTTAAAAATTAATGGGAAACAATTTGAAATGGTGATTATGGACTTCTTTGAAAAAGGATACATAATAAAAGAAAATATTTCTCAATATTGGGATTGTAGTGATATATATCCTACTTGCAAACTATATGAGATAGCCCAATTCGGAGGATTCAAAGCTGCGTATGAAATAAAGAAAGCTAATATTCAAAAAATGAGCTTGGAACTTGAACTAATGGGGAAAAAACTAGAAAGTGATTTCCCCGAAGAGGCTAACAAATGTATTGAGTTTGCACAAACAATTGCATCATTGTTTGTTTCGCTGAATAGTATAATTGGGATGATAGATACTACTCCCGAATAAGCCATACTCCAACTCCGTATAGATAGTACGGTTATCCGGAAAGCATTGACGGGTTTTGGTTTCATATAATATCTCGCCTGTTACCCTGTCTGTGATAGTCCTTATCCAATACTTATCCTTACGGAATAAAGATATATTCAAGCTGTAACGGAAGCCCGGATCTACACGAACCTCGTTTTCATTCATGTAGTCCACGACTTTAGTAATACAGTCGGAGATTTCGGGAGGAAATTTACCTTGCTCAGAAGCACCTAAAAGGAACTTTATTACATTCCCATCGCTTAGTTTGGAAATGTTTTGCAAAAGATCTGAATTGGACTCTTTATTCATAAATATAAAATTTAAAAAGAGAACCCACGTTACTGCAACCAACGCGAATCCTCTTTTGATATATTAAACGCCATGCCAGGCAAGTTTAAACATTTGTAAGTAACAGTTGCAGTGTTACAACGCAAATATAGTATCCTTTAATGATACTACCTAATAATATCTATATAATATGGATGCTTTTAACGTTTATACAAGTAGATTCTTAGAAGTTATAGATTCTCTAAAAATCAGTGACTATCAAGTATGGAACAATTTGGAATCATTGTCTAAAGGGACAATGTCTAAAATTAGATGTGGCAGAGTTGGGGTTTCAATGAATGTTTTATACGAATTTTGTAATAAATACAATGTTAATGCAAATTATATTCTTACAGGAGAGGGTGAGATGCTTAAATCTGAGCCAGCATCATCCGATTCAGAATCAAAAACTAATAAAACATCCGCACCACATCAAATTGAAACAAAAAATATTAACATAGATTTACATGGAGAACAAATAGACAGCAAAAGGACCATCGAAGTCCTTATAAAAGTAATAGAAACATACCAAACACGTATGGATGACTTACTAAATGTTATCGAAGTGCTTAAAAATGAAAACACCGAATTGAAAGAACAGTTACAAAAACCAAATGTAAGCTAAACAAATGAACATCTTATCATGTTTTTTAAGGAGATTAAAAACCTTAGATATGAACAATGATATAATACACAAATTAGAAGACATTGCCATTAAGATGAACAACCAACATGATAGATTAGAAAGACTTCTTTTCGGAGTTGAGTTAAATCTAATTACATGCAATAAAATAGAGCCAGAAAAGAATAATATTCATAAGACGATTAGTCTTAATAAAAAATAGATATTATGGAAAAAGTATTGCTAATATCTTTATTACTTATTGGAGTAATATCCAGTTGTAGTAATAACGAAGATAACATTCCCGTAGATGATTATTTAACAACTAATGAATGGAAATTATTAGCCCAAGATTCAACGCATATATATTATGCATCAATAAATAATGAATCTAAAAAGCGGCTGGTAAAAGAAAGAAGAAGTGATAATAAGATTATATGGGAGAAAGATATGATAATTCCTGATCCAGTAGATATATATTTAGGATATGGAGAATACAAAACAGTAGCTTTTGAGCCATCTTCAGGATATCCTTTTTTTGACAATGATAATTTATTATTGTGTAAATGGTCTGGTTTTGTTAATATTTCAATGATGTTAAAATGCTCAGCCGAGTGTATTGCCATTTATAATCTGAATGGGGATCTTATATCTACTAAATATATATGTAATGACGGAGCATATAATTACGATTACGAAAATGCAGCTATAAGATATGGGGATTCTATTATAATAGGGAAAAATAACGGATATTTTATTATTGACAAGAGCGGAAATATAATAGAAGAAAATAACCATATACATCTAGCTGGGTTTGGTAGTCCTGACGCTATTTTGGGAAGAAAATATGTGCTAGTCGATTGGGATGACGGGAGGACTTCTTATGACGGTATGTCAATATTTGACCTTGACAAAGGAAGAACAGATATAAATCTACATAGCTATATCAATCATAAATATAAAAAGCCTTCTAAACTCAATTATACAAACATATCTACTAGTGGAAATAAAATGGTCATTTCGTTAAAAATTATATTTTATGACAATACCACTACAGATGAAAAAATTATCGTTGATATTGATTTGGGAGAAATTATAGAATAACGTCATTAATCTAATATTCTAAGCAAAACATTATGTTTTAACTCCTATCTAACAATCAATGGTAAACTGTATGAAAAAGTAATATGATACGCTATACAATCTTGTTAAAAATAGGTGGATTTTTTAACTTAAAAACGGAATTTGTCGGTATCACAAAAACATAAAAAAAGCCCTCTATAGGGCTCAGAAACGAGTTGAATATTTTTACCGTGTGATACCAATGGCAAAAAATAACGCTTAATCGGTTGATTATAAATAATTTGTTAGATTCCCGGTTTCGGCTCAAGGGGGTCAAAATGCCCCCTTTTTTTTATTTTACGCCAATAGACTATAAATCAACATATTACAAACCTAATCGACTGATTTCCAACATGTTTAAGTAACCTTTTTAATGGCTACCACCGTTACTCTGCGTTACTTACCGTTACATTGTTGAACCAAGTGTGATACCAATTTGTTTCTGGTATCACAGCTGGTATCACACTTGGTATCACATTTACCGTAATTAACAAATTATAAATTAAAAAAGAAACAGTATGGAAACATGGAAAATCAAGCCGGTATTCGACAGAAAAAAGAAAGCAACACCGGAGAAATCAGCTAAGGTTGAAATTGAAATTCAATTCTCGCGTACAGAAAGAAAATGGATCTCAACAGACATTGAACTGTATTCAAACCAATGGGATGGAGAATTTGTGGTACGTCACGCTAAATTCAAACAATTAAATAAAGCAATAACCCAATATGTAAAAAAGTTTGATGATATTATCAAAAATATCAGAAAAGAAGGAAAAGACATCAATCTAAAAAACTTTAATATTTTTTATAACGAAAAACACGTAAAGTCTAAATCGTCATTTTTAGATTTCGCTTATGACGAGTTACAAAGAAGGGATCTTAAATGGTCAACCAAACGAGCGCACCTTATAGCACTGGAAGCTCTAAAACGCTCCGGAGTAATTAAAACATTTGACGATATCACTCCTGAAAATATAGCTTTATTTGACAGGTTTATAAGAAGAGAAGATCCAACAAGAGGACAGACAACAATACATGGATACCATAAGAGAATAAAACCTTATATTAATGAAGCGCTTCGGCTTGGACTTATCGAGGACACACCTTACAGGGTATTCAAAGATAAACATGGTAGATATAAAACAAGACAGCCTCTCACAATGGACGAACTGCAATCTATCCGCAATATAGAGTTGAATGATCGACAATTACAAAAAGTACGTGACCAGTTTATATTTCAATGCTATACCGGCTTATCATGGGTTGACTTATACATGTTTGATTATGACAGATGTACTGTAGAACATAACGGAGTTGCATATATAGACGGAGAACGTATCAAGACCGGAACCAAATTTTACACGCCTATACTTACTCCAGCAATGGAAATACTAAAAAAATACGATTATAAATTTACAGTCCCTACTGTACAGTCATTTAACAGAAGCCTTAAAATCATAGCTGAACTTATCGGCTTAAAAAAGCCATTAACCAGCCACATAGCCCGGCATACATTCGCTACCACTGTTGTTTTAGCAAATGACGTACCTATCGAAACGTTGTCTAAAATGCTAGGGCACACAAAGGTTTCAGTCACACAAGTTTATGCAAAAATTCTAAATAGTTCAGTAGAAAAACATGCGGAAAAATTAAACAGTATTATATAAATCCATCCGTTGTGCTTATGAGTTATCGCTTTTAGTTCATAGGCACAACGATATCACCCTTGCCAACACGGCAAGAGGTATCAGCCTATAAATGAACCTCTCTATACGTTCCATCGCATCACAGCAAGTAAACGGCAGAAATACCAGTGAGGCACATCATCAGCCTGCTCAAGCAATATGTTCAACTTATCTTCTTCCATATTCTGTTAACATAAAAAAAGCGGTAAAACCCGTTGGGAATTACCGCTTAATGCTAAATAGTTACTTTATTTTGCGTTTTTGAATATTTAATTTTATCTTTGCGCCATGAAGATAGCCCTTGATACATTGAAAGGCTACGTTGACCGTAGCTCACTAGTGTAGATGTATGGGGGTTATCTTTTTTCGCACCTTTAGATTGCAGAACAAAACTACAATTCGAAAAAATTATTTATCAATCTTTTTCATTTCCTTTGCTGTCATTTTAAGAGCTTTTTTAATTATAGGCAATTCTTTTTCTTGTGGCAACTGTTCAGGTTTGCGCCCGGTATTTTGTTCTACTATATTTCGGACTTGTCTTCCAACAGTATAGTGTGTTTGTTCTAAATTAGCTTGTCCAGATATTTGTTTACTCTTTATAAGCTCTTCGGTTTGGGTAACACGGAATAGATTGGCAGCAAGTTCGGTACGGCTCATTCTGTCAAATAGCTTTCCTTTTTTAACGCCACGTTTCTTTTCAAGCTTCCACGATTCCATATTATACATACCCAGATAACCTGCATTTTGAAACTTTGCATAATCAGTAACATTTGCGGCTTTTGCCGTTGAAGCGAGAGATTTGTTTCCATCTGCAAGTTCTTCACGTATTAGCACGCGGTCTATTTCCTGATTGTTTTCAATGTATAATTCAAATTTTCGTGTTTGCTGTGCGAAATAAGCTTGCGCCAATGCTACTTCTGGCTTCTTTGGATCGCCATTCATAGCAGCAAGATAACACGCAAAACGTGTAAGTTTGAAGTCTTGGAACTCAACACCATTATTATTGCGTTTCACAGCTATTATATTTTCATAATGAGGAATGTTGAGCGAAACAAAAGCCTTTGTTGCGCGGTCAAGAACTTTACAAAATGCTTTCATATCATTATATCCAAGCATAACCATTACTTCTGAGGCCCACCAATAAACGATGCCGTTTTGGTTTTTAAAGTCTTCAAAAGAAAGAATCGCATTGTTGTTTTCTTGTTCCATTTCCATCTATAATTTAAAATTCGGCTCAAAGATAGAATAAAGTATTTGTTATTCCAATATATATCTATAATTAAGATATATAATTTTATTGGATTTATGTATATAATTTCACGACTATTTTGTAAAAACGGTAATTCCAACAAGTCAAAGAACGCTTCTGTTCGATTATTATTTTTCCAGTCCCTTTCTGCAATGTTCACATAAAAATTTCTTCGCTACCGGAAACATCTTCTGCCCCACATATCCGCTAAGATACTGCGCTTCCTCACCATAGGGATCAATCCCGAAAGCCTTGGAGATATGCCGGCACAAATGACCTTTTTCGTGATCCCACGAATTTTGAAACTCTTCGGGAGTGGAGGTTAGTGAGATAACCATTACTGTTTCTCTTCTCCTGTAGTCCGAATAGGTTAGACCGGTATTCATTCTGCCTTCAGTCAGATTGCGATACGCACGCTTGAGGGAATCCCCCCTGCATCCTATACGGTACAGGTCCATAATGATCCGATCCGCCCAATAGGTGTGTACCGCATAATACACTTTGACGTGCCAGTCCCCATATTTTGGTATGTAGAACTCCTGAACAATCATATCACATCCGACCAGATTACAGGAATCCCTTTACCTATACAGGTGGCAAAGAACTCGTCAAACGCCCTGCAAGGATCGCCATCAATATCATCAAGGTAGCACTTTATATGCTTGCACAAATGCGCCTCGTCAACCAATGATTTTTTATAGAAATCCGCTTTCAGCATGTTTGCGACATAAGCAACGTCATAACCCTTGTCGTGCTCGATGGTAATTCCGTTCGCTTTCAGCATATCGTCCACTTCATCTTTGCTCCACGGCTCCAACTTTTTTTCTTTACCCGTGGTTTCGTCTTTCACTTTCATTTTTGAGACGGCCCATTCATAAAGTTTCTTGCTGAAATGAAAGCCGTATGCTTCCAGATATTCCCTCATGCCAGATGGGAATCTGCTGTATGTATCCAATCTCTGTTCCATAACCTTTGTTTAAAAAGAGGGGCATTCCACCCCTCCACCATTAATAAAACTCACCGTTGGCGCGTCTGCGTCTGCGTTCTCCCATGTCATCCATGCGGGGATATTCAGGGAAATAGCCGGGATATCTGCGTTCTCCCATACCTGATCCTGAATAATTTCTTCCGCCATCACGGAAGCCCATGTCTCCATGAATCTCTCTCATGGCCTTTTCGTAACCGTGGCGGCAGCCTTCCTTGTAGGCTTCTTCCACCTCGTCACCTCTCATACCGAAGCCGCGTCCGTAATCGTCACGCCCTTCTTCTAATATTTCCCACATTCCCATAATCATTTCTTTGTTTTGGATGTTTCAACCACTCCGAGCTGTTCCATAAGCCGTTTGTTCAATTCCATAAGGTCAGACATGTTCTTGCTCATTTCCGCCATTTGCCCTTTCAGAGAGGATATTTCCTGCTCCTGACGTTGTTTCTCGGCAAATTCAGGGTTCAAGAGCGTAAGCATCTTGTCACACCCTGCAATGACGGAATTGTGGAAGTCCATGCTGTTGATGATGTCTATGCTTTTCTGTTTCATAGAAGCGACCTCGTTATTCATAGCATCACGCGAGCATGACACTACGATATTCCCGTTCTGTCCGAAGTCGGCTATATCCATGCCGGCAGGAAGATTTTGGAATGTCGTGTTCTGCCCGTTGATGCAGACAACAACATCCACAACCATTTCCATTTGGGGCAACTGTCCCATAGGGGATGCCATAGGATATTTCGGCTTGGGAGCGGAAACGCTGACCACCGGACCGTATTCGATAAACGGGTTAGCATCCTTATGAAGTATATACAATTGGTTATTGGTACGAAGTGATTGAAACATGATTGTTTAATTTTAAGGAGTGTGGTTATTCCCATTTTGGGAACCACCACAAAACTCCATGTTAATTATTACTTGCTCCGTAAAGAAGCGGTTTCTACTGTAGGAGCCGGAGCCGTTGTCGGTCTGTACCCTCCATTAACAAGATACAATTCGTTGGTGTACTTGTTATAATGAATCTCATAGATGCCGGTTCCAGCCAAGTTTGCAACAGTCACAGGCTCATTGTTATAAGCCATCAACGGTCTTGTGTCCCCATTAGTTCCTATCAATATCGGAAGTGTAGCAGTCGTACCGGCAGGTATAGCTTGTCGGAGACTGATATAGAATCCCCCAACATAATCCCTGTTACGGAACGCATGGTTAGGGAGTTCAAGAGTAACATTCTCCGTACCGACTGTCACAGCCACCGTAGGAAGAGTATTGAAGTTTGCTCTTCCGATTGATGGGAATGGGAATCCTGTAAAAAAGTTAGGCCACATATCTACCTCCTTTCTTACCGGATTAACCCCAGTAGTTGTTGCAACCACATCCACTACGTCCGTATACAGCGTCACCCATATATGCACCGTAGGCGGCTGCACGGAAACAATCTGTATTAATAGCGGTTAAATTGGGGTATTGAACACTCACAGTATTGGGGAGCTTGCATTTGATTCCATCAACATCGCTTTGTAATGCCTGCAATCCGGCTGCCAAAGGAGCAATCTGTTGTCCTACTGCACTCAGGATAGTGGCGTTCTGATTACGCTGGGATATTTCGGCTGTTAAAGTAGCCTTTTCCGCAGTAAGAGATGCGATCTTGTCCTGCAATGCCTGATTTTGAATTGCATCAAGTTTGGCAAGGATAGCATTCGTGTTGGCAGTAGCACCGTCACGCAATGACAATGTGTTTTGGTTAGCAGTGTTGATTAATGCGTTAGTTTGGTTGCACATTGCAAGCTGACTCTCGTATCCTTGTGTGGTTACAAGCTGTTTCATATCGCAGCAACAGCTACAGATCTGAGATGTCAGAGCGTTGTTACCTTGCATAATCGCAGTCAGGATACTGTTGGTGTTCTGACCCATTTGGTTACCGAGACCGCAGATTGCCTGTGATACAGAGTTAATACCGGCAAGGATTTGGTCTGAAGAGGTGTTAACAGCTTGGGCTAATGATGCAATGTCCACACCGTTCCGGTTAAGTGTCTGCATGATCATTTCTCTTCCTTCATCGGCACCCTTATTGTTGTTGCCACCGAATCCAAAGTTTCCGTTACCGAAGATGGCTGCAATCACAATCAATGCAATGATGTCCTGAAAACCTCCATTGTTTCCGAAAAAGCCGCCGTTTCCATTTCCTCCCATCAGCCCCATCAGATAGCCTGTGTCAATTCCACGGCTCTGCAAGGACGGAAGAATGGACGCAAGCAGACCATTGTTTGCTCCGGTTCCACCGTCTTGGTTAAAAACATAAGTTCGTTCCATAAGTATTTGTATTTTGTATCCCGGTCAAAATCGACCGTTCACAAAAGTATATATATCATATCTCATGAGGAATCAGTTGTTTCCCAACAAATTCTTTATATTATCCCAATATATTCTCATCATTTTTTCACTTTTTAGACGTATATGAAAATTTGATATCATATAGTTCACTGAACGCTTAGTTTTATGAATGAGAGAAGAAATCTGAGATGGATAAAATCCTTTTTCGTATAGAATATATACAAGGATATATCTAGCGTTAACAATCTCTGTGACACGGTTGTCACTTACTATTAATTCGGTAGGTATTTCTGTTCCTTTAGAAACAAGAGCTATTATTTTGGCAAAAATTTCAGACTTACACATTGTGGTTTAAATTTTTGTTGTATTTTTGCCTTGCCAATCAAATACAATCATGACAAAAGCATACGTAGGAAATAAGTAAGGATATTACTACCCCTGACACTTACCTATGTATGCTTTTGTATGCTTTAAAGTTTGATTGGCGTTAAACTTCAAGTGTCGGGGGTTATTTTAATTCTGCCCCCTGAAAGAATTACTTTTATCAAATGAGTTTTTCTATTATATGCCACACTTCTACCTGTGGCGAATAATACTTGATGTTGCTATCTCATCTTTTTACCTCCTTTCTGTTGATTACCATATTCTATAACTTATTCCTGCGATAACCGCAGGAGAAAAGCCATCCTTACCAAATCCATAACCGGCTGTTATTCCCAGTCCCCATCTTCTGGGTTTTATCTTCACCGTGTGATGGATATCGTTTGTTACTGTCTGTGTTTTAGAGCAAACATAGATACTATCTAGGTTAGGTCTGTAACCACTCACATAAGCGATGTAATCACTATCTCTGTATATCTTCTGCTCAACAGGAAGAACAGTGTCTCCTACATGGATTGTATCACCATCATGCCAACACAGTATTGGAGAAGGAAGATAATATTTTACAGTATCTCTCTTTACAATGATACTTGTACTGAACACCGTATCCGTTCTTGCCTCTATAACTGCTTCGGGGGATGGCTTTACAAACCATCCTAAACCGAAAGCGAGTACAATTATTAATATATAAGGAAGCCATTTCATATTATTGTATTTAAATAAGTACCAATAGCAATGCTATCGTTATCGCAATCCATATATAGATCCTTTGTTTCATAAACTTAACACTTGTTTTCTATTGGCACCGTCAGCTCGATAACTGACGTGCACCCATGCAAAATTGCTTTCGTTAATCAATTGATCATAGGGCAGGTTCTTGCGGATATATTCAAACAACAACTTGTTTTGCTGACGGTCTCCAGTATCAATATCAGCAGCTTCCCCTTTCATGTGCTGCGAGGTCTTACTTCCCTTGACGGCCGCATTAAGTTCCGGACAGCGATAACCACTGTTTACTGTTATAGGCTTTTCCCACCACTCACGTAACGGATCAAGCACATTATCTACCAAGGCAGTCAGAGCAGTCACATGCTCCTGTCTGCATCTGTTGTTGATACCCAAGCGGTCAGCAGTCGTTGACTTGCAGAGTTCCGCAATTGTAAAATACTTCATTTCTTTTCCTCCTTCTTGTTTTCATTATCAAACAATATCTGAGCCATGATCTTGGCAATATCATCCTTGTTCTCGATAATCACACTCATTGTGTTTTCTGCCTTGCGCAACTCCGCTTTTTCCCATGATTTTTCACGAACTGATTTAAACTCACAGAAAATGCAGTACCCCGTCCAAATCATTGAAAAAATAGGGAAGGGGATAACTACGCAGCATAACAGGTCAATGAAGCACAATTCTATGAACGGGGTGAAATACTTCTTCGCTTTGACGGCTGTTTTCTTATACCCCGTGGATGTTCTTGCCTCTCCCCGTTGTTTGGCTTTCATAACTCCCGTAATAAGGTCCACTAACATCGCCCCCATTGTAGCCGCAATACACAAGGCTATAAGCACAATATGTATCATCATGTGCTCGTTGATAAAATTGTAGATTACATCTCTCATTGAAAGTAAGTTTTATATAATAGATTTTACATAGCTTGTAAATCCATATTTTTTTATTATATGTGACACATCCTCATTTGTAAGATTATAAAACTCACCTTTTATTTTTTTATCTGCAAATTTGAGATGAAGTTCTTTTTCTATGTTTTTATCAAGAACAGCCAATATAGATAGATATGGATTCCCACAAGATAATGTCTGAATACGAACGGATATATCTGAAGAAGAACCTATTTTTACAAGACCTGTATTCTTGTCTTTCATAAGATATGTACTTCTATTTTTACAATTTTTGGGAGGATTACTTAATACTTCTGCCATAGTTTTAAGTATCGCATAATGCAACATCTTACAATCTCCGAATAAGTAACTATTTACAACTACAGCTTTGTCAAAATTACCAAGGAGCGCATATTCTATTAATGAATCAGCTAATTCAAGTTGCGTTAATACGCTACCGTCAGCACAAATTATACATTTTGTGTAACAATCTTCATACAACTTTATACAATCTCCTAAATCAGGATACATTGTTTCAATAAAATCCTTTAGGCTATTGGTTAAAACTTGATCATTCTGACCTTTAAAAACTAAATCTGTCATATTACCTAATTTTATGTTAACTTTTAATTACCGTCAATTACACGTTTTGGATTACCCGATTTTCAAACTAACCTTTATTTTGTATGACAAAAAAAGAGCCTGCCACGGAAACTAATCCGCAACAAGCTCTTGGCTTTATCAAATATGTAGTATGTCTTTTCGTCATAATCAATGTGGCGTGCATCTTCACACGCTTCCACAAAGATAAATATTGCTTCTCTCTTTCGCAAATAAGAATACAAAAAAAGAACGACCGCTAGCAAAAAGCACAGCAGCCGTTCAATCCACGCCCTACTCTCTATCCCATTTTCCCAAGAAGACAATAGCAAAGATATCAAACAGGTTGTATCCACATGGAAAAAAGGTTAATAAAATATATGTTGTATAATCTGTTATTTTAATTTAGATTAAACAAAAATAATATTTAAATTGTTTGTTAATAAATAAATTAATTTGTTCCTTTGTAGCAGGCAATAGCCTTCATGGTGTGAAGTTACACCATACCCACTTTTAGAACGTGATCACTGTGGAGGCAATTGCTGTATTATAACGGCGGTTGCCTTTATTGTTGAACAATGAAACAATGGTTTAAGATACCTTCTTTAAAGAAGTCGAATAAGGATATGTATAGTGATGCTACTTATCATGGTAAAGATGATGGTGGTAATTTTATTTATGTTCCTAAATGGGTGGAAAATCTGTTTTCTGACAATAGAGGGAATATAGATTTTGACATGTCGACCGTTGAAGGGAAATCAAGAGCCTTACCGTTTGCAATGGTTCTAGATCATTGCGGAAGAATGATGCAGAATGGGCGGTATTATGTGACGGATATTAACGGAAACGAGAAGAGGAGTTTTAAAGACATTGTGACTCTTTTGAATCGTCCGAATGTGATACAGAGTGGGCGTTCTTTTATAAAGCAGATTGAGATATCTTTGAAGTGTTTCGGATTTTGCCCTGTCTATACACTAAGAGCTTTAAAGTCTGATCTCCCTAAATCCATGATGGTAATACCTCCCGAATTATTCTACATGGAATCATTCGGTAAGGGCCCGTTTACTCAAACAGAGCTTTCTTCAATTGCTAGTAAGGTATATATACGTTGGGGAAATGAGAATATAGAACTTGGTGATGAGGAGTATTTTGTCATATACGATTCGATAATGGATATTCCAAGTAATAATGGAGGGAGAATTACCTTCCACTCCCCTGTGGACGCATTATCTACTCATACTCGAAACTATATGGCTCAACTGATAGGGAGAGGAAACCTTATTGTTAATGGAGGACCTAAAGGGATACTATACGGGAATGATACGACTGACGTAGGGAATGCAGCTATTACTCCGTCTGAATCCAAGAAATTGCAGGATGATTTCAAAAGGAAATATGGTATAGTGCATAAGTTGTATGAAATCATGGTGACTCCTAAGAAACTAGGGTGGATTACATTGGGGTCAAATACAGACCAATTGAAGCTTCATGAGGAGGATAAGGCGTGTTTGGAAGCGATAGCTCAGACGATAGGCTTTGACCCCAATCTGATTATACAAGGAAGTACTTATGATAACTCTTCTCAAGCAAAGAAAGCGGCATATCAGGATCTTATTATCCCTGACAGTGAATCTATAACAGAGGTTCTGACTAATGCTATATGTAAGGACAGGGCAATAATCAAAATGGACTTCACTCATGTCCCTTGCCTTCAAAAGGATATGAAAGAATTGGCGGATGCCTTGTCTACAGCCTCTAATGCTGTAGCTTCATTGTATAACAATCGGCTGATTACTTTTGAAGAGGCAAGAACCGAAATGTCTAATTTTACAGATATTGATCCTGATAATCCTAAGGGAGAATTTAAAAGTGAAATAAATAATGATGGAGACAAGCAAATACAAAAACAGGCTGGGGAAGCAGTATAAATCCTTAGCTTTTTATGCAAAGGAGATACAATATGATTCTGGCAGCAGAACTATCAGTGGCTATGCTGCGGTTTTCAATAACATTGATAAGTCCGGTGACATGCTCCTGAAAGGTTGTTTTTCAAAAAGCATACAGGAGAGAGGCCCGGGAAGTTCTGCTAATGATAAGATTATCATGTTGTGGATGCATGACATGCATGAGCCTATAGGACGCATTACGCTTCTGCAAGAAGATGAGAAAGGGCTTTACTTTGAAGCGTCTATTGATGATGTGGAAAGAGGAAATCAAGCGTTGAAGCAGCTTGAAAGTGGCACTTTGAACCAGTTCTCTATAGGTTATAGTTATGTATGGGAAAAATGTGAATATGACAGGGAACGTGATTGCTTGGTTGTAAAGGAAGTCATTCTGTATGAGATATCCGTAGTGTCCATAGGATGTAACGGAGAAACTGAATATCTTGGTCTGAAATCGGCAGAAGAATATGAAAGTGCGTTGGAGTCACTTCCGGTTGAAATAAGTGATGTATGTAAAGGACTTCCGATAAGAAAGAGGGAGGAAATCCAAATGTTAGTAAGAAAAGCGATGTCACTCGCTCGATACAAGCCGGCAGACAAGCCACTTGATGAAGAGGGAGCCGATGAAAAAATAAAACTATTTACAAAACCTTTAAAACTTAAATAAGCATGAAATTTGACTTTTTAAGCAAAATTGATTTGTCGGTAATGGATGAGGTTTCCGTGAAGTCATTACAGGCGTTGCAGGACGCAATAAACGCTACTGTAGGCGATTTCATGGACGATACTATCGACAAAAAAACTTTTGAGGATAAATTAAATGAGGTTTCTCAAAAGATAGATTCCGAAAAGGAATTGGAAACAGTGCGTAAGGAACTTGGTGAGATGAAAGAGATAATCGTTCGCATGAAAGGTGCAATGCATAAGAATGAAGACGGGCAAATGGTGTTCAAGTCTGTAGACCAGCAGATTGAAGAGCAATTGAAGGATTTCATCACAGTAGGCAAGCACGGAGAGAAAACTGTGGACTTGAAAACGGCTTGTAAGCAGTCCCCCGGTTTTAAGAAAAGCCTTACGCTTATTATAAACAAGAAGGAGGTTGATCCCTTGAAGAGTACGGGTGTGGCACCACATTATAACATGACAATTGATAGTCAGTTATCTGTTGATCCACGTTCCCAGACTGTAATCCGTAAATTTGCCAATGTGGCAGCAATATCTACACGATCATTGACTTATGCGGAGTTCAATCCGGGTGAAAAAGAAGCCGAATGGGTTCCAGAAGGCGGTCTTAAGCCTATGATGAGCGGTACATTGGCAGAAGTTACTATCAATGCTGGCAAAGTGGCTCTTGGCACAAAAGTAACCGAAGAAACATTATCTGATTTGCCTCAGTTGGTTGCGGAGGTTAGGGCTGAGATTATCAATCGTATTGGTTTGAAAGAAGAAGAAGGTATTCTGTCTGGTACTGGTTCCGGCGGTCAGATTAAAGGGATTGGGAGTGATATACCTACATTCTCTTTGACAGCTCTGAAAGTAGAGAAACCCAACACTTATGATGTTATTGTTGGTATGTATACACAGATTGTATCAATGTCCAATATGGCTTATCGTCCAAACCTTGTGCTTATGCATCCTCTTGACTATGCACAGATGCAGTTGACTAAGGATGTTAATGGACAATATCTCCGTCCTTTCCGTATTGGTGATGAACTGATTCAAGGTTTGAAAGTGGAAACCAGCACTGCAATCAAACAAGGTGATATTTGGGTTGGCGATTTTAACTATCTTAACATCCGTGATGTATGGGTTCTTACCATTACACTTGGATGGGAAAATGATGATTTCACTAAAAATATGGTGACTATCCTTGGTGAAAAACGTCTTATGGTGTATATTAAAAAGCAATATAAAACTGCATTTGTCAAGGATAAGATTGCGACCGTTATTGAAGCTATAACCCCTGCCGGTATTGGCGGATAAATTTATTAAACATTATGAAAGTAAATTTGACTAAAACTTATGAGGTTGAGTTCGCAAAGGACGGGGCCGTTTATAAAAAAGGTGATAAAGTAAGTGTTAATATGTTACTTGCAGGTAAGTTCTTCCAAGATGGACGTGTTGCCACTGTTCCTTCGGAATTGATGGAAGACGCTAAGAAAATCGGTGCTGAAGATTTGTTCAATAAAAAGAAGAACCTCAAAGATATTGTGTAATGTTGGTGGATTATACTTTTTTCCAAGGTGGTATTCTTGATATCGAAGGTGCAGTATTGAATATACATACTCCTTCTGAGACTAATAAGGCAATTGTTGACAGCCTTCAAGGCTTTGTAATGCAATATGAGCCGGAATATTTAGAGAAGCTCCTAGGGGAAAAGTTGTATAAGGAATTCTCATCCTATATTTCCAACGATGGAAAAACTAAGGAAAAAAGATGGGATGATCTTATAGCGCATCTTGTCATGAAATATAGTGATGGCGATAGGGAGATTTCCAAATCCCCCATCGCCAACTATATATACTTCCATTACTTGAGACATAATCACACTCAGGCGACTATTACAGGAGTGAAGGCTGATGGAGATGATGGTCGTCTTGTAAGTCCCGAAAGGAAAATGATGTTTGCATGGAACGACATGGTAAGAATGAATATCAGACTTGTGAGATGGCTTCAAGCCAATAATGCGGACTATCCGGATATCGCCACCGATTTCGAATTGATGGAAACAATTAATTCCTTTGGGTTATGATAATTGATATAATATCAGATGTATGTGCTTCCTTGTCAAAAAGAATGGATCAACAGATAAATTACATATATGGTGACAGTTCTTATATAAGGGAAACACTTCTTCTTCTTGGGAAAAGCAGGGTGACAGCATCGGGAAAATTCCCAATGATAGGGCTGTATGTTCCCTTAGACGAGGAAAGGGATAGTGAGAATTATTTTTGTAAGGCATCTGTAAACATAATAATCGCTACCAATACACTGGAAAAGTATACAAATGAACAACGTCGTGAGATATCTTTTGAAGGTATTCTTCGACCTTTGTATTACGGATTCATAGAAGAGTTAAAAAAAAGTGATAAATTTGATTTCGGTTACTCCGGTATTGTAAGCCATACATATTCAGAAAATTATAGTTTTGGAAGACGTGGTGCTGTTGATGTTGACGGTAAGGAAGTTGGCGAAAAGATAGATGCTATTGAAATAAAGAATTTGGATTTAACAGTTAAAAATCAGAATTGTTATGCGAACAGATATTAGAGAGTGCGGCAGCACGTCCGGATTTAATACTGGAATGAGTTACTGCCCCCTGCAACCGGACAAGGTCGCAGGTGTTATATTGGTCATTCATGGCAAAAAACTGCCCAAGGAATTGACTGCTGATGCTTTGGAGGGAGCCTGTCATGCTGATTATCCGGACAGAATTTATCCTATTACAGGATTTTCGGAATACGCGGTAAGCGGCGGTGAACCCAATACAACAGAAAATGGTTATGCCGGGTCGGAAATAACGGGCTATTCGGCAAGGACGGATACATTCACGTTGCGTAAGTTTAATCTAGCTTTACAAGCTAATCTTGTAGCCAACAAGGATACATTGTTTGATATGTATGTTTTTGACAAGAATAATGTAATCTACGGAGAAGATGACGGGACAGATGAACTTGCAGGTTTTGCATTATCTGGTGTTTACCCTACAGGACAGGCTTATGATTCAAGCGGTCAGAAGGCTTATCTTGCGTTTAATGCGATGTATTCCGATACCGAGAAGATGATGAAAAACATGTCTGTAAAGCAAGCGGGTGTCAATTTGGAAAATGTTCTCAAGGGATTGAATTACGTTGAATTTGTCAAAATGGCATCTCCTGAGAATACATATAAACTCGTGGATCACTATGACCGCACAGACCTTACTGCATATTATGGCACTGTATTGTCTAATAAGGCTTCAACAGTTGTTTCTGGTGCGTCAGCACTGGAATACAGTAACGGTGTGCTTACAGCGACAGGAGGTGTACCGGTGCTTAAATCTCCTTCTATTTTACAGGCTAATGGGGTCATTGGAATTGAACAATGGGTACAATGAGAATTAATGGAGTCACATTTATAGAGTCCGAGGTGGTCAAACTTTCATTGGATGAGTTTGTCGCTCAGAATATAGATGTATTCTGGAAGGACATTTCTAGAGAAAGGCGTAAATCAAGGCTGGTTTCCGTATATAATAGGATTATCAATAACAGTAATTTAGGAGGCGGGGGAGATTGATCCCCCGTTTTTGCTATGACATTGGAGGAATACGCGAGATGTTGGAAGAAATTGGCTGATGGCATTCAGCCAATGATAAGGGATAAGATGGAAAGGGATGTTCCTCAGTTTGAGGAATATATACGAGAACAGCTATATAGTGGTGTTGATGGCGATGAAAGTCCTTTAATTCCCGGATATACAGAGGACCCATACTTTAAAAAAGCTTATGGAGAGCATTGGAGGAAAAATGCCGAACGCTATAAGAATTGGAAGACAAAGATACAGAAACCAAAGCCTTCATATTTGGGTTTTTCTGCAAGAGGAAATAATACTCCAAACCTTATCATACGTGGAGATTTTTATAGTTCCATCACGGCAATACCAATATCAAATGGTATAAGGATTGCCAGCTATGGCGTTTCTTTTGGTTCTGATATTGAGAAGAAATATGGTTATAAAATTTTCAAGGTAAGCTCCAAAGCAAGGAGGCATTATGTTACGTATAGGCTTATGCCCTCTATTGAGAAATTTATAAGGAGGTGCGAACTATAAAGTATTATTAACAAAAAATGGAATTGAACCGAATTATGAAAAACTGCTTGTGCCAAGGGAATAAGTCAATGAGGGAAATGGAGCATATGCGATCAATCGCAGAGAAGGCTGCTGTTATGGATGAATGTGTTTATATATTATACAAGGTTGGAGATGTGTATAAATTCTGTCGTGAAGGTGAAAACTGGTCGGGTGAGTTTGTTGAATTCATATTTCCGTAAAATGGTGATTTTTATCATTCTATTATTTTGGCGTTTCCCGTATTATTTATTAATTTAGCAACAGCGATAGATAGAGGTTTCGCATAGAAAGATATTATATATTCATTAAGAGTAATGGATATGATGCGGTGGCCGACTCCTCTATATCGGTTGCCGCATTTTTTTATATCCCGTATTAAGATGTACGGAACATCTTGTGAACGAAAAGACATGAAAACGAATCAAATCATGATTCGCCCAATGGGTGAATTTACAGTTAGTCAGAGAACAAAAGATGGCTATTTTGACGGTGGGGACTTGTTACGTCAATGGAATTCAGTAAAAGGAAATGAACAAAGAAAAATGGATGAGTTTCTTTTGGCTAAAAGAACTGGAGATTTTATAGAAGCGCTCATAGCTGAAGAACGTGAAAATGGTTTAGGGGAAAATTCCCCTAAAATTGATAATCAGGTAGTTAAGAAGAGTAAGGTTAAAGAGAAGGGTAAAGCTGGCAGACCTAAAGAAGAAGTATGGATGCATCCTTTCTTATTTACCAAATTTGCCATGTGGATTAATCCTCGCTTTGAAGTAAAGGTAATACGCTTCGTATATGATGAGATGATTCAATACCGTAATTTAGCTGGAGATGCTTATCCTGCTATGTGTCGTGCCGTTTGTTCAATACTCCCTGGGGATATATTCCAGAAAAAGATTAAGGACTTAGCCAAGTCTCTAAACATCATAGTTTATGGCAAACATGAATCAGAAATGCGTAATAAGATTGGCGATGAAGATAAAATCCGCGAATTATATGAGTTAGAATTACAGATAGCTCAATGGATAGATTTAGGCTTTATCAAAGACTATAACAGCCTTAAATCTACATTGACTAAATTAAAATATAGGCAGACGATATCCGTGTATCATCGCCCAATGGCAATGGTAGGTTGTAGCAAACTAGGATATTTGTCTGCTTTTTTATTTAATAACAAATAATTTCATTTCATGCTACAACCAAATGAAATCTATTTGAACGGGAATAATAGTACCGTACAGATTGCGTCAGCTCACGAAACGAGCAAGACTTTCTCCTATAATGGAAACGAAGTACTTTTTGACATCAAAGATGATGTTATGGTTAACGCCACACAGCTTGCTAAAATCTACGGAAAGCGTCCCAATGATTATTTGTCCTTACCTGCTACAAATCAATTAATTAACGCAATTACAAGAAAATATGGTATTTCTGAAAATCAATTAGTTATATCAAAGGCAGGTTCATCACATAACGGAGGTGGTACTTGGATGCACAGATTAATAGTAGTTGATTTCTGTCAATGGTTAGACATTGATTTGAAACTGTGGTGTACTGAAAAACTTGATGAGTTGATGCGATACGGCATGACCGCCACGCAGCCAACGCTTGAGCAGATGATAAACAACCCTGACCTTGTTATCAGTCTTGCCACACAGCTAAAGAGCGAACGGGAGGAAAAGCAACGATTGGCATTGGAAGTGCAGAAGAAGGAACAGGAGAAGCAGTCTATTATAGAAGAAACAAAACTCGCTGTAGTTTTCAAAGAATGTTTTACAAGTTCGTCTACCAATATTCTCATAGGAGATCTTGCGAAACTTATCACCCAAAACGGATATAAGATTGGAGAAATAAGGCTTTATGAATGGATGGTAGAGAACAAGTTCCTTATCAGAAGGCAGCGATACAGCAGATCGAAGAATAAATATATAAATGACTATATGCCTACACAGAGGGCGGCAGAAATGGGATTGTTCTTCGTTAAAGAAAGACCGATAGTATCGGGTGAAAATCCCATTTTTATAAAACATACCTGTTACGTTACAGGTAAAGGTCAGGTGTATTTTCTGAATAAGTTTAAATCTTTAATGGCTGCATGATCATGGAAATAAAAATGAATAATAGCTTAACATTTGATGAAGTAGCAGATAAGTTGGGATGTTCAGTGGAGGATCTTCAAAAAATAGCTTTAGAAAATGGATTGATTGACGAGAATGGGAATCCTACCGAAATGGCAATAAGAGAGGGCCTTTTTTCTCAATATGCGACAATGGAAGATGAATATGGTACAGTAAATATAACAGTATCACATTCCGAATACGATATGATAGCAGTGTGTATATCAGATCCTGAAGACCATGAGCGTGACAGTGTGGCTTTTATTTCAAGAGAAAAAGCTCATGCATTAGGAGAATATCTTCTTAATATGTAATAACAATATTATTTATTAATCAAGTCTTTCCCACCTTATCTTACGAGGTGGGCAGACTATTTACATCCGTTAACGTTGCGATTCGCAACATAACCCGAAAAGACTATGAAAACAATAGATAAACTTGAAATTATACTTCAAAAAATGAAAGAACAAAATAATAGACTTGAACGGATATACGGCAAGCATCTCAAACTGATTGTATGCACTGGGAAAAGAAGTGAGAAGGTGAAATTTAAACATGAAGATTGAAATGCTATGTTTGTAATTTATTTATACAACATTCTAAATTGCAAACAAATATGTTGTAATGTTTGCAATTGAATTTGAAAATATTGTACTTTGTAAAAAATAACTAATTAAAAACTATAGATAATGTCTGCTATTTTAATGATTGGAGTGATAGCAATAATAGTAATTGTTGCACTCAACATGGGAAAAGGAACTAAAGCTGAAGATGGGGATTTTGTATTGAGAGCTATTGCAGGGGATAATGATGTCGCTCTTGTTTTAGAAAAAATAAAAAGTGAACAAAAGGGAAAAGTAATAATACCTAAAGGGGTTACGACTATTGGTTATGAGGTTTTTAAAGGAATGATTTATATTACTGATGTTACTATCCATGAAAAAGTAAAAATAATAGGTCAAAGAAGTTTTAAAGATTGTTTGGGCCTTGATTTTTTATATACAGGAGAAGGAACGGAAAGGATTGGAGATGAATCTTTTGAAGGATGCTTAAATTTAAAAGTTATTACTATTGGTCCTAGAACCAAAAATATAGATCCTAATGCTTTTAAAAATTGTCCCAATATAGCAAAAATAAATATAGAATGTTTGACTCCTCCAGATATTTTTGAAAATTGCTTTGATGAAGATGTGAAAAAGAATTGTATCTTATATGTACCTAAAGGTCGTTTGGAAATATATTCAAGGGCAATAGGATGGAGTAAATTTAATAACATTCAAGAAAACGAATGATAAAAATGAGGTTGTGTCAGCATTTGATACAACCTCATTTTTTATTTTCTCACCTTCATAATATCAATAAAATCACTATCTTTGCTCTTAGAAGGTGCATGAAGTCATGCACTACCCAAAACTTACGAAAAGACCATGGCAGGAGCAGAATTTAAAATTACTGATGCGATTGATCCTAACATCGTTAAGAAGTTAAATGAGATAAGGATTAATATTCAAACCACATCTTCCGAATATGCGAATTTCACAAAACAATTAAGTGATGGTATAAATTTTAAGCCGGGTAATCTAAGAGAATACCAGTCTAAAGTTGACAGTTATAATGCTACAATTACCAAATTATATGCTTCTCAAAATAGGTTGTCTGAATTACAGGCTAGTCAATTAAAGTTATTGACCGATATTTCCCGTAAGATAGAGCTTCTTACCAAGCCATTGAATACATTGGCAGACAAGATAACGGAAGTAAAAGTAAATTTGAGAGGTGCTTCCGAAGATCTGAAAAACGTGTCACAAGATGCGGAAAATGCTTCTGTTTCATTTCAAGAAGCATCTAAGAAAATATCCATGACTGCTGCTGATTTTGATTCAATCCGTCAGACGGTAAAGGCTTTTGATACACAAGCCTCCGAATTGAACAGTAGGTTAAGTGATAACAAAGAAACAATTTCAGCCTTAAGAACATCTCTGAGGGAATTATCAAAGGAGTATAAGAAAGGTGCTATCAGCGAAGAGGAATACAAGTCCAAAAGAGATGCTACGGTATCCCAGTTACGCATGCTGACAGAGCAGAATAAACAGTATTCGGCGATATTGAGAAATCATACGCAGGTAGCGATTGCCACAGCAGGAAGCTATAACGAGATGAAGGCTTCAATGCTTCAGTTGGAAAAGGAATATTATAACCTTTCACAAGCTGCACGCGAGGGAGCAAAAGGTATGGATATCTTGAACAATATCGGCAAGTTGAATCAACAATTAAAGGATATAGATGCACAGATGGGCAATTACCAACGTAATGTGGGTAATTATGCTTCGGGTTGGAATGGTCTTAATGTTTCCATACAACAGATTGCGAGAGAACTTCCGGCTTTGTCTGTTAGTGCCAATACTTTCTTTCTTGCCATATCCAATAACCTTCCTATATTTATTGATGAGTTAAAGAAAGCAAGGGTGGAATATGAACTTCTTAAGAAATCGGGGCAGACTGCTACACCTGTATTTAAACAGGTATTGAGTTCCCTTCTTAGTTGGCAGACGGCTTTAGTTGTTGGGATAACTCTTTTATCGAGTTATGGAGGTGAGATAACCAAATGGGTGGGTAGCCTGTTTGATGCGAGAAAAGAAATTGATTATCTAAAACAGCTTCAGGAGGATTTGAATAAAGCTCAAAAAGAAGGTGTGAAAAATGCCCAAGATGAAGCTGTTAAATTGGATATATTATATAGGGCTGCTGTCAATTTGAATAAACCTATGGGAGAGCGGAAAAAAGCCGTTGAGGAACTGAAGAAGCAATATCCTTCATACTTTAAAAATATAAGTGATGAAAACATTCTTGCAGGTAAAGCGGCTGATAGTTATCAAAGGTTATCTAATGCCATATTAGCTTCGGCTAAAGCTAGAGCTGTGCAAGATCGGCTTGTAGAACAGGCTAAACAAAAATTAGACTTGGAAGATCAGTTGGCAGAAAAAGAAGAAAAACGTGCGAAACTTGAATCTGCTAGAGATCAGATGAAAGCACAATATGAATCCAGTCAAGGGGCAGCTATGGATACAGCTAGAGACATGTATGGGAAGTTAAACAAGCAGGTTGAAGACTTGGATAAAGAAATAGGTTCTTTATTAAATCAGTTATATCAAGCAGATAAGGCTAGTAGAGATATGATAAGTTCTATTAACATTGGAGATGTTACATTTAATCCTCATTCTGCCGATAAAGCATCGGATGATTTAGCGCAATACATAGAGAATCTTAGGAATAAAATGGCTGACTTGTCCGTTTCTCTCATTAAAGATGAGCATGAACGTAGTCTTGCTGCCATAGAGAAAGAATATAAAGACCAGATAGCAGCTGTAAAGGGATATTCTGAGGAAGAGAACAAACTTCGGGAAATGTTGGGCCAAGAGAGAATGCAGAAGATAGCGAAAGAGAATGAGGAATATGCTAAGAAGTTGGCAGAGGCTGAGAAAAAAAGGATCGAGGAAAAGAAAAAGTATACTGATGAGATGCTCAGACTGGAAGAGGAACAATCATCTCTCCGTATAGCAGCTACAAGTACTGGATATAAGGAACTTGAAAACATTATAACAGAAAATTATTCAAAAGGGCTGCTATCGCGAAAAGAATACGATGAAGCCATGCGTGAACTGGAGCGGAAAGCCGCAAACGAGCAATTACAGATACAGATAGATGCTGCTGAAAAAATGATTGAGATAGCGGAAGCATCGGGCGTGGTAAGCAAGCAACAAATTGAAATGCTGAGAGAATCCATAAAGGCTATGGAAGCAGAGATAGGTTCTATAAATGCGGATGATCAGTTGAAAAAAGCGGAAGAGCAACAGGATATCACACGAAGGAATTTTGAAGTGTTGAAAGGTTATTCTTCTGCATTGAAAGATCTTGCATCGGATATCGATAGCCCGTTTGCCGGTATATTTGATGGGATGGATAAGGGATTCAGTATTATGTCTGATAAGATATCGGGTGTTTGGAAAGAACTTACAGACGGTGAGAAGATGGAAAGAACTACCGAGATGTGGGCTTCTATGGTTAGTGGAATTGGTGAAATGATATCATCCATTTATGATCGCCAGATTGAAGCTATTGAGGCTGAACAGGAAGCGAATGAGAAAGCAGGTGAAGAGGAAATTTCCCGTATAGAGGCTTTAGAAGAAAAAGGTGCTATAACAACTGAAGAAGCCGAAGCGCGTAAACGTGCGGCGGAAGATAAAACGGCACAAAAGAATGCCGAATTGGAGAAGAAAAAAGCTGCATTAAGAACAAAACAGGCAAAGTTTGAGAAAGCTACCAGTATAGCTGAGGCGGCTATACAGATAGCAGGTGGTATTTTGCAGACGATAAAACAATTGGGCTTCCCTGCTGCAATACCTATGATAGCTGCTCTAGGTGCTATGGGAGCGATACAGCTTGCTACTATTATAGCGACTCCTATTCCGAAGTATGCCAAGGGTACTGATTCGCATAAAGGCGGATTGGCTGTAGTGGGTGATGGTGGTGTTCCTGAAACAATCGTTACTGATAAAGAAGCGTATATTACTCCGTCTGTCCCTACTTTGGTTGACATCCCTAAAGGTGCGAAGGTTATACCTTATGCTGTGGATATGGACAGGATAAAGGCTCATGCAAATGATTTTGATGGTCTTATGGCATATAGAAGCGAAAACAATCTTCCTCCTGTATCAATAGTTAATGATTATAGCGAACTGGAGAAAAAGATAGGGCATCTGGAAAAATCACAGCAGATAGGATTTGCAAAATTAGCCAAGGCGATAAGAGAAAACAATTATCAGCAATTTTCAAAAAGTATCTGATTATGAGGTATACAAGTGACATATATGAACTTCCCTTGTCCGTTTTTATAGAGATTTATACCAATGATAGCAATACTATTGAATTTGACGATGAGGACAAAGGGGCTGCATCGGCAAAAATTATCAATGACTATATAGAAATTGTCGGGAGCAAACAGTTGTTCTCTGAGATATTGAATTGTAATGAGCGTATGAATCTTGCAATGACCGTGGAGTGCATGAAGGCATGTGAGAACATGATGAAGTTGAAAATGTATGATGAGGTGCGTGATATTCTGATGAAGATAGGTTATTCGTGTAAAAAAGGTGATGTAATGGCTATGAATGCTAGAATATCCGCATTAAATTCCCGTGCACAATATGATTTGGATAAGATAAGTAAGGAAAAGAATGAGGAACTGAAGGAGAAGCCTACAAAACGTGGATTTATAAATGAAGTTGTCGCTATTGGGAAGTATAATAAGATGTATATCAATCCGAAAGAATGGACCGCCGGATCTTATGCCTGTCTTGTAAGGCAGACATGTGACGAAATCGATGGGTTGAATCGTAAAAAGAAATAATTATGTATTATCGATGTGAGTTACTTATAAATGGTCTGAAGTACAGGGTTACTGATGATCTTGAGAATTGGGACGAGGTGAAGGCTAGTTTCAAGAGAAATGACTATGACGGTGTTATCCGTACATTTTCCAACAAATTTTCTTTTGCTGGGGATGCTAGAAAATTGCTGTTAAAACAATATGATGAAGATTATTTGAATGCTTCTGCCTCAATAATAATAAGTACAAGAAATAACAGTTGGTTGTATAATGAACGGTTTAGTTGCGCTCTCAATTTTTCTACATTACAGGATAATGGTCGTATCTTACAGATAAATGCCGTGGATGATAGCGTGGCGTCCATGATAAAGTCAAAAAAAGGAACTCAATATGAATATTCGGTCGAAGAGGTGAAAAGCCCCATTCCTCTTGTTTATGACGGACTTGAACTTTCAGAATCAGCAAAATGGATTCCTACAGGTGATACATTGGAAGACGATGACACTCTTATTAATGTTTATTTCAGCAAGAAAATGTCACCAATGCCAATATATATAACTGCCAGTGATTCCTTAATAAAGGGGTCTCTTGAATTTAATGATCAAACAGTAGGTGGTGATGATGTATATTCGATAAAGGCTCTGAAATCAATTAGGATAAATATAGAGTTTAATATTGATATGTTTGTGTTTAGGAAATATCAGTCTGGTGCTTTGGGATATGATGTAAGAGGTGTGAGGCTCCAGATTATGAAGATAAGTAATGATATTGATAGTAATGGGGAAGCGGTGACTACGGAAACGGTGATAGGAAGTTTTGAACTTACGACAGAATCAGAAACGCCAGTGGAAAAGAAGGTTTCGGAATCGTACAATATAAGTCTTTTGCATAATGATAAAATAATAGTGAGAGCTATGTATGTCAATGAGAAAGAAGAGATTGTACCTGTATTGCCGGATTTGCCATACAAAGTCTCAACATCAAGTTATTTTAAAGCATCATGGGAAAATCGAATAAACCCTGTTGAGATGGATGTTATAAAGCCCGATACATTGCTGAACAGACTGCTTAAAAGTATTAATGGAGAGAAAGATGGTTTGACTGGAGTGATTGAGGGGACAGGAGATAGAAGGCTTGATAATTGTATGCTCTTGGCGGCTGAATCAGCCCGTAAGATTCCTGGAGCCAAAATATATACATCCTTCACCAAATTTGCAAACTGGATGAGTTATGTGTTTGGTTATGCTTACGACATATCCGGGAATACAGTAACTTTCCGGCATAGAAGCAAATACTTCTCGGATGATGTTGTCAAAAGGATAGATGATTTATCTGATTATGAGATGAAGGTTAATTCTGCATTGGTGTATTCTCGCATACGGATAGGCTTTGACAAGCAGGATTACGATACGGCTAATGGAAAGGACGAGTTCCGTTTTACGAATGAATATACCACAGGCGTGACCATAACGGACAATAGCCTTGAAATGATATCTCCATACCGTGCGGACGCATACGGCATAGAGTTCCTTGCTGACAAGATAGGTGAAGATACTACAGACAACGAAAGTGACACTGATTTATTTATGGTAGGGGTGAAATCTGATTCATCTGGACTTAAGTATATATTGAACAGAGATTATCTTATGGGGGGCGTTCTCAGCCCTGACACAATGTTCAATGCCATGTTTTCCCCTTCTTCTATGGTTTTGGCCAATGAAGCATACATCGGCTCATCTGTTGAGATGCTTACTTTTGCGTCATCAGATGGTAATAGTGATGTGGGTATTGATGGAATGGGGGAAAGTAGGGATATAATTCTTTCAAAAAGGATGTTTACTGTGGCGGAGGTGGAATTTGAGACTTCGGATGTGGAACTCCCGGAAGATCTTACAGGAATTGTTGAACTGGAATACCAAGGCAAAGTTGTACAGGGATATTATCAGCAGGCTGATTACAATTTTACAAAATCACAAAGTTCAAAGGTAACTTTGATCGTGAAAAATTTAAATTCGTTATAAAGATTCAAATTTTAATTGTTATATTTGCAATGAAAGCTTGTGAAGTCACAAGTTACTAGAAACTTACGAAAAGACTATGATATCAATCGGAGATGTTTGTCCGTTATTCTTTAAACCGCTGAAATATAAATATTCAAATGCAGGATGTTTCAGACAAGTATTTTCTGTGTCAGACAACATCCTGCTGCAAATATTTTGTGATAACGGCGAAAAACCTTCAGCTTATTTGAATGATAAGATCGGCAATATTTCCTCCAAGATAACACTGCTCACTTATGATGTAAATGAAAGTATTAAGATGTATTATGCCTCATTATCTCCTTCGGAGGGGATATATACAGTAACTATAGCCGATAAAGAATGTGAGGAGTTCTGCGTGTGTGAGAATATAGGTGATTCTATTCTGATCGAATATTCCCATAAAGATAATAATTCTGCGTTTGATAATATATTCTGGATTGATGAGGTCCGGCAGATGTTCCAGTTCAGAATAATAGGAGGATTCAAGCCGGATGGGGTGGAGTTGAAAGTTGAAAACGAACAGTTTGTGAATCAGAAGCAGGAGATAATAGAAATGTATTCTCTCCCCTATAAAACATTTGATTTTGTTTTCGGGACAAGTTGTGGCGTTCCGTATTATATAGCGGAGTTTATAAATAAGGTACTTTGCCTTTCTCACGTCAGCATAAACGGTAATTTGTTTGTACGGGAAGGGGATTCTGTCCCGGAAAAGATTGATACAATAGGTAAGAAACAGATGTTTATATATAAAGTGACTTTACGCCCTAGAGAAAACGATATTGCTGGGATCGGAGGCAAAACTGAGATCGCAACTTCTTCTTCAGAAATCGCGTTTTTACTAACTAATCCCGAAGAGGACGATGTGTTGAAATATAAGAAGGCGAAAGCTGCTTTTGTTAATGAAAATTACGTGTAATCATGGCTAGAAATCGTCCTATAAAGATATTGTGGTACGGTTCGGAAACGGATGATGAAGGGAATCCGATTATACCGAAAATATCCCCGTCATTTGAAAAGCGACTGGAAGGGTTGAATGAGGGAGAGATATACATACATAATGATGATAAGAATCCTTCTATTTACATAAGAACCAATAAAGACAGGGTTGTTGCCATATCGGGAGGTGTAAATATAAGTGAATTGGCTAAATATTTTTTGCGCAAAGACAAGGAGGATTCTACAAATTTTCTTTTATCATTATTGGGCGGAACTGTCATTAAGAAATATGCCAAGTTCGGTGATTTCGTTACTGGTGTAGATGGCGGTTTTATTAATGAGAAGGGCGATATTGAAATGGGAAGCGGAGTTTTCCGAAAACGTCTGTTTGTACCTGAAATAGCCTATAACCGTACAACCTATTTCAAAGGACGTATGGTAAACTCCCCCGGTGGTGGTTGTACCGTATTGTCATACGTGGATAACGGCGATGGAACCTACACCATCACTCCCGATCTGACGGATGCGGACGGATTGAGCCAGTTTGTTGATGATATCCTTACCACCTATTTTGTGACTAAGAATAGCGAAGGCAAGCTGAACGGCTTTGAAGAAATGAAATTCCGGGTGACTGCCGCAGATTATACAGCCAAGAAGTTTACTGTCATTCCCCGTCCGGGGCATTCTGACTGGAAACCTGCCGAGCAGATGGTATTGGCACAAACAGGTAACTTTACGGATCCGGAACGTCAGACTTATATACTTATTGATTCCGTCAACGGAAACAACTGTATTACATTCTTTGACAATGCCAACACTTGGGACCCGGAGCCGGCACAGATGCCTGCGTGGTTCGGCAAGAAAAAAGGCATGACTGTAGCCGGTATTAATGCGGACAATTACTCAGCCGTTCTTCAGAACATCATCATGACCGGGCTTATCTTTCAAGTTGATGAGATCACCGGACAGACAGTGCGTGTACCCTTGGACAAGGGTGAATGGGTTGCAGGGAAGTACGCCTACTATGACCGGGTGTCACATAACGGGGCTTTGTGGTTGTGTGTTGATGATAATGGAACAACAACAGAACCGTCAGATGATAATCCGGCATGGCTGAAACAAGTGGCGGAAGGGCAAAAGGGTGATCCGGGACTGTCTGTAATAGGTGGAGGTCATTGGGAATCCGCCAACACACCATATAGTGCCAATACAATGGTTACTCTTGCCAACTGTGTCTTTTTATCCAAGGTGGAGACATCCAATCCTCCCATCAGAATATTGCGTATCAAAGGCGGCAATTTCTTAAGAAAGAAGGACGGTGGTTATTATCTTGCCGGGAAACCTGCCGACTGGGAGGTTAACGAAGACTGGGATATGCTGCTTGACGGGCGTGAACTGAAAGGTGAGAGTATCAATTTCCTTGGTGAATTTGCCACGGCTCCTGCCAATCCGAAAAACGGTGATTCATACCGTAACACGACTGACCGTGCTACCTACATCTATCAGGACGGAAGATGGCAGCTCATGATATCGGACGGAAAAGACGGTAAGGATTATGAGTATATCTACACAAGAGGCAATATCATAGACAATCCTCCGGCAAAACCGGACAGCCAGCAGAAGGATGATTATATCCCTGAAGGATGGACGGATGATTTTGTAGGAGTGGACGCTGATCATCAGGTTGAATGGGGTTGCAAGCGTTTCAAGGAAAACGGTGTATGGTCAGAGTTCAGCACTCCTGCCGTGGTGCATCGCTGGAGTAAGGACGGGGAGAATGCCATCATGGCGGACTTTGATAACGAGATGGTCAATGCAGCCCTTACTTCAGACGGGAAGGTCGTGTCCTCACAGACTTGGAATACAACTGTCAGTATGTGGTATGGAACGGAGAAGCTCACGCTTGACAGCATCACCTGTACACCTGACACAAATCTTCTGTGTGCGACAGACAAGAATACGGGAGTGGTGACAATATCGGTATCTGCCGGAGCTACTCTTGCTGCGACAAACACGGTGAAGATCACAATCAGGGCTACAAAGAACGGGCAGCAGTATTCCCGTGATCTGACATTCACTGTAGCCGGGGTCCGAGGAGGTGCGAATGGTGCAGATGCCGTATTATACAGTATTGTCGTTTCCGCCAGCTCGGTAAGCAAGGACAAAAAAGGGAACTACAGCGTGTCTTCCGTATCATGTTACAGGCAAAAGTCAGTGGGAGGCGTGATATCCACCACAACAGACGGTACATTGAAATACAGCATAGACGGTGGAACAGAAACTACCATAAACAACAATACAGCCATATCAAGCGGAAACTTTACGAAGACATTGAAGTTTATCTTTTACGTAAATGACCGTGTAGTGGATGTTGAAACCGTACCCATGATTGTGGACGGGAAGGACGGTGCCACAGGTCCTCAGGGTATTCCTGGAACACCGGGAAAGGATGGGGCTGATGGTGAGAGCATTACAGCCGCAGGTCATTGGGAATCCGCCAATACACCGTATGCGAAGAACAGCACAGTATCGTTTGCCGGAGGATCTTACTTAAGCAAGGTTCAAACTTCCAATCCGCCACTTCCGCCTCTTCGTGTGAGAGGTGGAAGTTATCTAAGGAAGAAGGATGGCGGTTACATACTTTCCGGGAAGAGATCGGACAAGGCTGTCAACTCCGACTGGCAGGAAATGACTTCCGGTGTCGAACCGTCCGCTTCGTACTGGCTTGACAGCCCGGTAAGCACGATAAACTTCACGTCAACAGGCACACCGTCACCGTCAGCGTTTGTCGTTACCATGAAACAGAATGTAGGCGGTAATGTGAGCGATACGAACAGGTTCTATCTTGTCGCACGGAAATATAACGGAAGCTGGCTGGCTCATGTAGGTGCTACCCTAAGCAATCAGATATCCGTTCCAGCGACAGCCGGATACACCCAGTTTGCCGTCCGGGCTTATCAATCCGCATCGGACGCGAACGCATGGAATAATAATTTTGTCGCTGAAAAAGGGGTGGGTGTAGCTAATGATGGTGCCATAGGAGCAACAGGAGCAACAGGGGCGTTTCCCCGTGACAGAGGTGTATTCGCATCAGGACAGACTTATGTCTGGAATGCGGATTACCGGGATAAGGTCATATATCTGATAGGGGGAGTTTATTATAATTTCCTTGTAAAGAATTACGGTGCTTCCGTTACCGTTGCACCCACATCAGCCAACGGGGATTCGAACTGGGAAGCCATGCAGAAGTTTGTGAATATCGCTACTGACACCCTGTTTGCCGATGGTGCGAATGTAGCCGGCTTCATGTTCAAAAACAATGTGCTTAAATCCCACAACGATGAAGGTGAAACTCTTCTTATCAATGGCGTAACCGGGTATTTCAAATGTAAGAATGCAGAGATTACAGGAACAATCACAGCGGATAAAGGACGTATCGGTCCGTTCTCCATCGCTTCGGGAGTATTGTCCTCAAAGATCCTTTATGAAAATGAAACAAATAAATACGTCGGTTTCAACCTGTCTGCCGGGCAAATTGAATTTTATAATGAAAGGACATTTGCAAACGTAAGAATCGGGGGAAACACGCAGTTTGTCACTATTGAAGGGATTAAGTATGATGCCGGAATTGATATACAGAGTCCGAATGCCATGATCGGGATGCACATCAAGACCCCGAGCATTCCCCTGTTCGTGGAAGGCGGTAACATTTTCCTTCATCCGAACAATGACAGCTATGTTTCTCTTCGTGGCATAGTTGGCAACTGGAGGAATATCTCTGTCAGCACTTCCCTGAATAACAATGATGACAATGTGATGTTTATTAATACGGGTAATATAGAAGTGACACTTCCTCCGGATGTTCCGGGACATACTATATACTTCAAACGTATGAGCGGCGGAGTAAGATTGACAGGAGGACGGATCCTGCCTGCTCCCGGAGGACGGGAGGTGTCTTATATTGATTTGGATTTTGCATCCGGCTTCATTAAGTGTATGGGTAATTATTGGGTTATGTTTTATTGCGGATAATTTAAATATAAAGTATGAGAATAAATTTTGCACAATTCCCTATTTATGATGGGATTAAAAAAGAAAAGCTTATAGCCAGTAACATCACTGAGGCCTTCGGTGACTGGATATATAAGAACGTAGCGGGTTTGAAGGCGCATCTCCTTGCGGAGAAAATCTTCAAGTCGACTGTAGATGGTGTGGAACTTGACGAAGAGGAGGTGGATATCATAAGACGTTCTACCCCTATGTTGTCCGGCTTGCTGGCCGATTCATTGAATGATTATCTGGATAAAAAGAAGGAGGAACAACATGAAGATTGAGAATTTGGAACGTGCCAGCCGGATCAATGACGAACTGGCGAAACTGAAGCTGGCTAAGGAAACATTGAATAACGGAGGCTATGTCCGTATCTACAGCAGCGCCCGGTCAAGTGCCGGATGCGTGGAACTGGATATAGCAAACTTCAATGGCGAGGTGAGCACGTGTATTGATAACCATATCGCTGAACTTGAATCTGAAATAGAAACGCTATGAAAGAATTATGGCAATTAATCAAGATGCTGTTCTCAAGCAAGCCGGGTGATTTTGATACTCCTGAGCTGCTTGCCATGAAGCATTATCCTTTCAAGGGATACCGTTTCATGATGTGGTGCGGACGGATGATATACCGTGCCGAGAACAAGGAGAACATAGATAGGTATATGCAGACCTATGCGGGTAAGGAAAGCCTGACGCACGAAACCATACACCTGCGTCAGGCACAGGTTATCGGCTCATGGGTAAAATACTACTGGCGGTATTTTGTCGAATGGGTTAAGGGAAACCCTATCTGCCATCCTGCGAGTTCAGCGTATTATACCATTCCGTATGAAATGGAGGCGTATGCCAACGAAGGCAATCCGGATTATCCCGTGAACTATAACGGGAACAACCTTTCCCGTTACAAGATAAAAGGTGGTAGGAAGAAGCTGTACAAATCGGTTGGCGGCACTTCTAAAGCGTGGAAAACTTATATAAGAACTTTATAAAAATTGATATTATGAGTGATTTGAATTTAGAAAATATAGTTGGCTTCAAGGCTGTGGATAAAGACGGCAACGAACAAAATGTGACAGTAGATGAAATGGTGGATATGGTTTCCACAAGAATGGTTATGGCTTTGTCTGAAACTTCAACATTTGCCGCCGCTGCGGCAACAGGAAATGACGTGTATGAGAATGAACTTCCGACAGTGACGGATGCCGCAAATGTAAGAGTTTTACAAAGTAGCGGAGATGCGGCAAAAATGACGATGCAGTCGCTTGCATCAAAACTGGGAGAACTGATGAATAGTTTGGGGTTATTCCCATTTATGTTTAGAGGGATAATGACAAATAGGAGTTATAATGATTTGATCGAAACTGGCTATTATAAGATACAAGACAACATGATTGATGGACCTAGCACTTATTGGGGAACACTTGTCGTTTTTAATGACAGTGATCAAATAACACAAGTGTTCTATCCAAACATAGACAGCACAGAAATATCCACTAGAAAAGGTAATATCAATAATTTTGTAAAGTCAGCGTGGAGAATCATTTCTTTTACATAAAATAAGCCATAGCCCCGATCTGGGAGGACTGTTAGGGATAAATGATACGTGGTTAAGGTATAGAGATGTTAGAAGCATAGAATCTCAAGACAAATTAGATTCTATGCAATCTAGCGGAATGTACGTATTATCAGAATCTTCACAATTAGAATATGTTCGTAATTGTATATTAGTTGTAATCGGCCATCCTCGTATCGTTTGTGTTCATAAATTATATAATTATAACGGAATTATATATAAATATCGAGTGAAATGGTATAGTAATACTTGGAGTAATTGGCAAACCGTTTCTTTGACATGATTAAAAAACGGGTGGTCCGGTACAAGCCGGTGCCACCCGTTTTTTTATGTCAAAAATCAAGATTAATAGCATCACTTGGAATTGATTCCACTGTTTCTAAAGAGGAACTGTATAGTTGGGTCATCGGGGCAAATAAGATATTAGCATATTGAGCCATTTCAACAAATAATGATATTGAGTTTGTTTCCTGTATGTAGGAAATCGATGATATATATCCTTTTACTCCATTAATGAGCTTACAAAAAACTTTGGTTTCGTTCCATATCATCACAGAAACAGCTATTGTAGAAACAGAACCACTAGTGCTACCTACATATAGAAAACCATTAACCCATTCACCGGGTGAACTTATATTACATTTTAAACGACAATGCAAATTATTGATTTTAGCAATATTTCTGCACACTTGATTTTTGGGCATTAGTCCATCTTTTGTCGGTGTTGTAACACCAATCAGTCCTCCCAGGTCGGAATTGTGATAAAAATTATGTTATAATTATATTACCCCATTCTTGCCAGCGATCATTTTCTGTATCATATCGTCTGATAAATAATTTACGACTACTTATATCAACGATAATTTGAATAATATAATACCCAGATGAAAATATAAGCAGTTGTGCCCAAGATGTAGGAACATTGTTCCCTTCAACATTGAACAATGAATAGGCACCTGCATTTTTAAAATCATCCAAATTAATTTCACCTCTAATGTAACCTCGATTCCTGAACCAAGTTTCATTTATTCCAATCAGTTCTCCCAGGTCGGTTACGAAGTAAATTTTATGTCAATTATTACTGTGAATTATTATCTTAGGATCTTCCCAAGTTGAAACGTCTGGATAATTCCTTTTTCTAAATATTAATGTTCCGTCTATTGCTATTCCGAAGATGAAAACAGCATCTTCTAATTGTTTTATAACCAATCCTTGAACGACATTACCGTAGAATCCTTCTCCAGCAAAAGCATTGAAATTGGAAACGAAAGGTTGAATTGTTTTTATAGGCATTTCATTTACAAAATCCGTAAATTCACTCCATGAAGAAAACGATTTTGTTCCCTTCGGATTTCCCAACAGTTCTCCCAGGTCGTTCCATGAAGAATATCTATGTTATAATTGTTACTTTAATTTTAGCCCATTCCCTGAAAACATTTCCATTGTTACTAATAGGCCGAATATATATGTATGGATCCGCATTAAAATTGTCAGGAACAAAATACTGAGATCCAAAAAAGCCAGAGTTTGCCACAAGTAACGTTCCAAACTTATATGCTCCTGTAGGGAAGTTATTGGTTGTGGTATCGTCCACATTATAAACTCCGGCTATAGCTGTGTTGCAGTCTTTTATTGCAAACCGTCTTCTTATCCACGTATCATTTATTCCGATGAGTCCTCCCAGGTCGGGTTTGTGGCACTATATTATGTTGGAAAACTTGGATTAGCTATTGTATCCCAGTCGCTCCATTTACCGTTGTTTACATTCATTGTACGAACAGCTAAGATGCCATTCCCGGTCACTTGAAAAACACAAGCATTATTATCGTCCATCCTAAAAACTAGAATAAGTCCACCCCCTGAAAGGGTGTCAGTAATAACGCCCGGGGCAGGTCGGTATATACCGGTTGGGGCTTGTAGTATGCTTCCTTTATATTGACTTCGTGTTCTAAACCACGTATTATTTATTCCTATCAGTCCTCCCAGGTCGGTTACGAAGTAAATTTTATGTCAATTATTACTGTGAA